ATGAATAAGCATGTTGTTTCTACTAGCCTTACTATTCTCTAATGGACTCTTACTAAAATCATACTCTTCAAATTTAATATAACCTCTATCAGCTACAAACTGATTAAAAGCTGCTTGATATGTATAAGGTAATCCAGCCTTCTCCCAATACTTATATAGTCTGTCTAATGATTCAGTATCTTCTTCTCTTGCTTCTTGAAGAACTGCCTTCAAATTAGGATATGTATCATAGAACTCTGACCATATATTCTTTATTTCCTCTGATGTAAGTTGTCTTTGTTGATACTCATTTCTCATGAAATACAACTTATCAATATCAAAGTCAAAACCTGCAATAGTAGTTCCCTGAGGTGGTACTTTAATAGTACCTCCAGCAGTCTTATGACTGAATCTTTTCACTCTCAGATTAATCATTGAGTAGTCTCTTTCAGTTGGAATTCTATATGCAAGTAAACTAAGTATATTAGGATAAGTTTTCTCTAATATGGTATTACCATTCTCATCAATCTTTAGAGTACCATCTTCATTACAATAGGTCTCAAAGTCTAATGATTGCTCTCTACCAGTACTATCAGTATAAGTTAAATCCCAAGGTATTTCACACTCTGCATAGAGTATATTATTAGGATTATTAGGGTCTGTTACATATCTCAAACCACCATCTTCCTCATAACCAGTAATACCCATAGCTGATACTTGAACAGCACTACCACCTTTAATAGATTGTTTGTTAACCATCTTCTTAAAGAGACTAAAGAATAAAGCTGAACTATCATGCTCTAAGCCACCTTCAAATAAAGGTACAGTAAATTCACCTCTTTCATTTAGTGCATAAGCCATCATGTTATCTTTAGACTCTCTACTATTATTAGCTGTAGTCTGAATTAACCTATTGCTTATCTTGCTGGCATCTGATACTGCATTCTCAAATAAATGATAAGAATCAATAATGTTAGCAGTGATAAGTGAATTATAGAATCTTACAAGATTACCACCATTCAGCTTAACATTACCATACTTGCCACCAAGATTAACTCTTTTCCCACCTATATAACTACTGTAGTCTTTAAACTTTCCTACCTTAGCCATAATAAGCTTTCTTACCTGAGTACCAAATAACTGAGAGCTATTAACATGCTCTGGAACATTAGTCTGGATTCTATAGTCAGCATAGCTTAACTGATGAACATAACCTTTATTCATTGCATCATTAATAGTCTTTGAGTCAACATTGCTAATATCAGTAGAACCAAATCCACCCACCTTAACAATCTTAGTAGAACCAATCATATCTATAGGCTCACTCTTACCAGTTTCAGGATTTACATGCTCTTCCATCCAATAAGCTATATCTCTTAACTTACTACCAGCAGGAAGAAGTTCAGGTATAAGAACTGCCTCAGCATACTTATGCTGAACAGGTATCTTTAACATATCTGCTCCATTGATACTATAGTTCTCAAAAGAGAATAAATAAGGTTTAATAGGTTGGAATATAACAGCTAAATCTGAGATAGACTTGATATCTTCCATTGAAGGATTTTCATCTTTACCTATCTTGGACCTAATGGATTGTATCTGATTATAAGCTGCTTCCATTCTTTCATCCCACTTACCAGCCATACCCATTACCTTCTTATAACTTTCAAGTGTTCTATAGCCTTGACCATCTGTTAGAGTATTCTTCTTATATGACTTATATACATTAGAGTTCTTACCAAAGTGATTAGCAATTGCTGCCATAAACTCTGGGTCAAACTTCTCAGCATTTACATCAATATCATCAAAATAAACTACTCTTTCAATACCATCATTACTATATCTTTCACCTGTGAATGGGTCAATAGCTTCTACACTTAATGCAGAGCCAGGAGCATGAATTTCCTTATATCTCTTTTGAAGGTCTTTAGTTCCTTTATAGAAAGAAGGATCAATAGTCATCATCTGTAACTGTTGGATAGTAGCAAACTTTGTATTCCAGTAATAGTCTGATAATACTTGATCTATAGTTCTATTACCCTTAACTTCTTGACTCAAATAAACATACTGACTATTTTGCTGTTCAAGCACTCCTAATGTATTAAGTTGTTGCTTGAACTTAGTAACAGAATCATCCATATAAGCTCTAATAGCTTGCTTAACAGTCTGTTCAATGTTACTTTCTTTAATCATCCCAGCATACTTAGGTTCATTTAAGAAGGAAAGTAGGCTAAACTTATCTGTATTTCTTGAGAAGTTATCAATAGCCTTTAACCCTTGGTCCTGCATCTTTCTATTAGCAGCCTTGGCTAACTCCATTCTTCTCTTCTCTTGAATATAGACATTGTACATACCATCAAGTATCTCTTGACCACCATACCTTTTAGCTTTAATAAACTTAGCTACTCCACTATCACCTAAGATGAATACAGGATACCAAGCATATTGACTATTAGGACTAATTTGTTTCTCAGAGAAATACTCATTGAGCATTTGTACTATATGCTGTTTACTGGTGAAGTCTTCAAACTTAAGTTTATCTGTACCTAAGAATCTCTTAAAGGTAAAGTTTGCAGCAAAATTATCTTCAGTACTTAAATCACTATTATAGAGTTCTTCTAACCACTTGTTAAGTATCTTACCATCATATTGAAAATAAGATGAGTTGAGATAAGTAGTTTCAAGCATAGCCTGAAGTCCTTTCTTGTCAGTAGCTTTCACAAAAGAAGCTATCTTATCAAATCTATCTCCCATGAATGATGGGATAACATTACTAAAGAATGTATTATCACCATATCTAACTCTACTTTCAAGTTTTAGCCCTTCTCTACTCTTAGCAACTATTGCCAGTACTTTAGTAATCTTTTCTCTGAGGACACCTTTCTTCTCATTACTAGAAGCTCTTTTGATAAGCTCTTCATAACTAACCTCCTTTTTACCTTCTTGTTCTTCTTTAGTTAGATTGAGACCAAACTTAGCTGCACCTAACAGTTCTTTGTTTAATGCCCTAATATCTCTGTTTCTAGACATTATTCTATCTAAAGTTTCACCATCTATATCAATACCAAGGGACTCAGTAGCATCAATTAAGAATTGTTTCCTCTCTAATTTAGACATCATCCAGAACTTTGATTTCTCATTTATTCTTTCAGGTTCTGCTAGAATATCAACTATTTTATTCTTAATTCTCTCTAGTCTAATTGGCATAACTCTAGTACCAGTACCACTCTTTTCAAAGATACTGTTCCTAGGATTAACTACCTTACCAAGCTTAACTGAAGTTAAGAATGAACTAAAAGGAGCATTACCCTTAATTCTATTAAGTAATGTTGTCTTATAAGTTCTTATTCTACCTTCCTGCTTTTCAGTTTGCATAGAATAAGGCTGAAAGTTTTTCTTAAAGTCAGTATAGAATTGAGTTCTTATTTGAGGATTTTCCAGCTCTTGCATAAATGGAGTTACCCATCCAGCAGTACTACTATACTCTCTAAGAGCATTCATCATTTCAGTTTCACTGCCTACACCTCTAAGCACATCAAGTAATTCCTGATGCATTCTTACAGGGTCCTGCATTACAGGGAAACCTAAATCATCCAGTACAACTTCACCATCCTTATATACTGGAACTCTACCAATAACCTTTCTAACTTGCTTTCCAACTGAGCCAAAAGAAGACTCAAATTCAGCTTGTTCCATCCAACCTTCTCTCTTAGATTCTTCCATAACAAACTTCTCAGTCATATCATTCTCATTGAAGTTGTTAGGATTGGAATCATCAGCAAAGTTAATGTCTTGACCTAATTTAAGGTCTTCTGCATCTCTAATTCTAATTTTTGCAAAGGATATTAAGGCTCCCCAGTTATCAAATACCTTTTGATATTTAGCTGCTGTTTCAGTATCATTCTCTTCTATAGCATCACTATATTGTGATTGAAGAGTATCATATATCTCATTAAAGATACCAGCTACACCACCAGCTTGTTGTCCATCAACAGTGAATCCAGCTATAATATCTTTTCTACTTACAGAGGGATATTCCTCCTGAACAGCATCTACAATGTCTGAGAACATGGTGGAAATCATACTGATTCTGTTGAATCTCTCTTCTGCACTAAAGTCATCTCTTAACTGTGTATAAGACACAGCAGGACTATTTATAGCATCAAGAAGTCTCTTAGAGTCTTCTTTACTAAGACTCCTTCTGAACTCAATAAGAGTTTCAGCAGTTGGAGTTTCAGCTTCAGGATTTCTTTCCTGATATAAACCTCTAAGGTTAGCAACTAAGTATTTATTCCATCCTGTTACCTTACTAGCTATTACATCATCCAGACCTTTCTCTGGAGTATAACAAGTCTTACTCATATAACATTCAATTAATTAGTTAATTACTTTGCAAAAGTAGAATATATTTTTTAAATAAACAATAGAATAAGTCCAAAAGTTCCATAAGAAAAGAATAATCCTTATAGAAAAGAAAAAGGAGTAGATTTAATCTACTCCCTTCTCAAACATTCTTTCTGTAATAATAGAATACACACATGTACTCTGACTCCTTCTAGCCTCATACTCTTCAAGTGTGATTTTCTCTTCTTTCCAAGAGTAATCATAGTTCTTTCTATCCCAACCATCAGGGTCTAAAACCTTGGGATATGGAAATATAGATTGCCACTCTTCAGAGGTCTTCTTAATAGGTTCATCATTACTCAACAACATATTTAGTACCTCCTAAAATAATCCATCTGATGGTGTTTATATTAACAGGTCTAACATTGTTAGTATCCTCAATGTCCATGTCTATGCAGTTATATCTGCCATCTCTACTCTCAAATTGAATCTTGAAGCCTCTTAATACCCTGTCTTCACCTTCTTCATAAGGTAAGATAGGATTCTTAATCAACTCTTCAGCAAACTTCTTTGCTGCCTCAGCAACACCCTTTTTATTCTTTTGAATAGTATCAATCTCCTTTGAGAAACCACTAATCAAAGTAGCAATCTCAGCATTAAGCTTTCTTTGAGATTTAGGTGTATCCTGTTTCTTGAAACAAACAGTAAATACTTGGGAGCCATGAATACCTTCAAAGATACTTCTGATACCTAAGGTACCATCTTTCTTATCTTCTCTAGTTACCTTCACTTCATTAGTAAAGTCATCAGCAGATTCAAGGTAATTATGGATATACTCTTTTCCTATGTAAACCATATCACCACTTTCTAGATGCTTCAACTCAAAGTTTAAATTACCATTATCTGCTAATACTTTGTAATGAGAACTTTCACTCAATACATCTCCTACTTTAAAACTCTTTATCATACTTTCTTCTATTTAATAATAACCACCATGCTTAACATAGTAAGCAATACTTAATATTATAGTGCCAACTGACACTAATACTCCTGCAAGAAATCCTATCCAAAACATATTAATCAGGATTAGCTTCATTGTATAAATCAGTAATATAACCTCTTCTCAAGAATTCCATATGCAATGGATGTGCTAGTTCATAAGCCTGTGGATGTGCGCTACCTGCATCTCTTAACTTGAAGAAGTGTTCCCAATCACTTGCAAAACCAGTCATTACTAATTCAGTCTTTAAGGCATTAGGTAATACAGCTCTAGCTTGTTGAGGTTTCCATCCCAGTCTTATAAGAGTATTATAGTTTATTTCAGCCTGAGCTAATGTGCTCATAAAAGCTATTTCACATATTTCTTGATTACTAGCACTGAACTCTTGAAATCCATTAGCTTGAATTGTAACTTCATTACTATTATGAGTACCTAATTGTTTTTCATCCATCCAATTGGGTAAAATATAAGTAATTTCACTGCCAAACTTATCCTTACTGTAATTACAATATCTAGTAGATTCTTGAGCAAAACTAAACACTCTGTGTCTTACAAATTCCATCTGTTTATACTTAGGCTCTTTATCCTAAGTCTCTCCAAGTTTCCTTGGAGTGTCGGACTATATCATCATCCTATAAATAGGATGCCCAACACTCTTGTTCCTATTATATTCTCCTAAAGGAGTTTCAAGGATTAGTCTCTGAACCTTTCAGAGTTGTTAAGCTCTGACTTGGCTGCTGATTAGCATGATTTAAGACTTTTTGAGCAAATTCATATAGTTCAGACATTGATAATATGTGTTTGCATTTATTAGCTTGTGCTGTAACCCATTGAACATTTCCTTCTATATACCCCTTAGATGAATCAATTCTATCTAAAGAAGCTCTTAATATATTAGGTAATTCATCTCCAGTTATAGCACATTTTCTATTTTGAGTAAGATACAAGTTCCACAGGTAACCTATAGTAACATTAAATTCAATCTTTCTAACAATAGCTTTAGCTTTGATACCATTAAACTTAGATAAAGTAAGGTCTCCTACTTTTCCATTGATAATAGTTAGGTTATCCATATTAGTAAGATTAGAACAATGCTTACACTGAAACCATCTGCTTGTATTAGTAAGTGCAGAAGCAGTTAAATACTGCTCATGCCCACACTTACACTTACATTTATATCTTAGTTGTCCATTAAAGTTTTCAGCTCCTCCTATGACAGTCCAATACTTATAAGTATTACCTACTATAATAGGAGTTCTTCTCTCCTTTCTTGAACACTGTAAACATTGAGTAGTTTTCCCTAATCTTAAACTACTCCAATGCTTATACTCAATTTTACCACATTCACATTGAACTTTTACATTTCTTTGCCCTCCTGTGGTATATACAGGAGTAGAATCTATTACAGTCCATTTACCAAATCTTTGTCCTACTTCAATTTCTGTTCTCATACACTATAAATATTAAATTCATAGTGCAAAGGTACAAAAATTATTTTGAATATGCAAATCTTAGATTTTAGCCTTCCAGCAATTCATTGGGTTTTTCATTGATAAGTTACCTTATCAAGCCACAAATTCTTTATGGGATACACCTCTATCACAAATAAACTTAACTGTAATTCTCTCCTCATGGAACTCTGTAGGCTCACATAGATGCTTCAAGTCACCAAGCCAACCATTTTCTATAATAACTCTATAGTTACTGGTTACATACCAATAGTCATCTTCTATATTACCGTTCACTATAGAGTAAGGGTTGTCCATATACCTTGCAACTATATGTTCATTAGAGAACTCTCCTGCATCATCCATAGTTCCATAAGGAATTTTAAGATACACTGTACCATGCTCCAGCATAGCACAATTACCACAAATAGAAGTTACTCCATTGTCCCCTCTTACTATAATAAGTCCAGTAGATACTGTAACACAGTAAACATTTTCAGTTTTATTAGTAATTAAAACTTTAGAATCTGCATATCTACTATCATTATTTATAGTATAATCAGTGGTTAGAAACAGTATTTTATATACAGGATTATGTACTGGTGATTCATGGCATACTCCCCTAAAAGATACAGTATATCCTGCTACAGTTGCCCATTTATTTATCCAATCAATAATATTCCAACTAGTACTAGTAAAAGTAATAGTCCTTGTGTTTATACCATGACTCCCATCAGAATTAATTAATCCCTGAATAATAGAGTGAATCATGATAGGATTATCATTAGCATAGTCTTTTGGAATATATTTATTTCCATCCTTATAGAATAGAGAATTAAACTTGGCTCCAATCTGTGAACTACATATTCTATAATAATTGCCTTTTCCTACTTCAAATTCATATCCTAGCTCTTCACATAAAGTTTTCAAATATTCTATTTTCCTCTGTTTCTTTAGATGAAAAACAAGTTTATTTATTGTTTGAACATTATAGCAGCCATCTCCTAACCAGAACCCGATTAATTCTCCAAATGGGTCCGTAACATTTAACCTGTTACAATGCTTAGGAGACTTGAACATTCTTTCTCCAAGAGTTTTCTTTCTCCCATTATTATCAATGTAAGAGTCACCACAGACAAACGGAATATAGGACTCATTATTATAGAAGTTATTCCTACTTTCTCTAAATAGTCCATACATTCTATGCCCATCAGTTACCTCTATTCCTAGAGACGGGTAAAAGTAGAAGTTTCCAGTGTATTGATGTCTAATAATTCTATATGGAGTCTCAAAACCATTAAAATTATTAAGAGCATCAACTGTTGCTACTTTTTCCCCATTATATGAGTCAAATCTTATCCAACCTTTTTCTGTTAGAATTTCAGTTGAGCCAGTATAACAATGTTTAGAAGCAATCATTCTATCTACAAACTCTTTATATGTATTCTCTGATATTTTATCTTCAGATTTATAACATACTCTCCCTGCCCTTTCAATTTGTTTATAAACTCCTTCAAGACCTTCTTCTTGGTCCCAAATCTCAAAACTTGGTTTTATAATTCTCATAATTAGTCATTTAGTACTACAACTTCATCAATATCAAATTCCTTAGGAATATCTCTGTCAAATACCTTTTTATAAAAAGACTTTTCTATAAAATCATCAGAGCTATTTACAGGTGCTTCAACAGTATCATAGTATGATATAGTCACACTCACAAACCTTTTATGTTCAGTATTTAAAGGTTCATTGAATGGTGCATCAGGATGATTTGCTGCTCCTAAAGGTAAATTATCCATAATCAATTATTATTAAAGAATTCAACTGTTTGTTCAGCCATTAACCCACAACAAGGTGGAACAACTATTTCCTCTGTCTTAGTTATAAGATAGTCTTGTGGACTACCATTATACATACCATTAGCTATCAATATTTGATTAGCTTCTTCTGCATTAGGTGCTTTCACCATTGCAATACCCTTACCAATAGCTCTTAAATCATATGTAATCACCCATAATCTAGGTGGAAAGAATGATTCCTGAGCTGCTTGTTCAATTACACTTTCAACTGATGCTTCTATCATATTAATAATTTACCATATTATAACATTTCTCACATAATCCTTCATGAGTTGCAGGCTTCCCACAGTATTTACACCTCTTAACTGCATTAAAACCTAACTCTCTACTTGATTCAGTAGAATTATCTACCACATCTTGTATAATATTAAAGGCTTCTCTAAGAAGTTCTCTCTCTTTGAGTTAAACACATGCTATTAGCAATGCTACTTCTTGAAGCAATACCTTTAATTTCAAACAAGGTTTTACCTCTAACTCTCCACTTTATTTGTTTCTCTGTTGCCATAATTATTCAAGATAATGTTGTTGATGCAAGATGCCCTCATAGCCATTATAGGTAGCTCCTACTACATGCTCTAAGTCTGCATCTTGATACACTGAATATCCATAATCATCTTTACGATTAGTAGCTTCAAGTATTTCCATAGCTCTCATAGGATTTCTTGCTGCTACAAGAACCATCCCATTACCATAAGCAATATTATACTTACACACATAGAGATAAAGATTTTGTTTATTACCTCTATCCCTATTTGGTACAATATTATCAGGACTTACATAAATTCCTTGCTGTGCCATTATTCTAATCCTAATTCAATTTGTCTAATTCTCTCTTTGCATATATGAATAATCTTCTCATAATCAAGCTTTCTACTATCAGTAGACTTAGTTCTGAGAATTCTCTTCACAATATCAGCATCCCAAGGATTAAGTTTATATTCTAACCACACACTCCAAGGTTGTATGATATGTTTAGAATAATCACTACTGCCTACATTGTAGGTTCTTATATTACTTTCCGTGGTTTTGAGAATACCCAAGTTCACTAAGTGCTCTATCTCTGGCAAATTCAGCTTCACTAATTGAATTAAATCTTCCTCTGTTCTCATATTTACCGTTATTATTTTTAATTCTAACTACCCATTTATTAGACCATCTATCAAAAGATACCCCAGTAATTCCAGAAGTATTATTTACCTTCATTGATAGATTTCTGCTATTTTCTAATGCAGAGACTTCTCTTAAATTAGAGATTCTATTATCCCAAGGAATATGATTAATGTGGTCTATTTGACCTATAGGAAGTCTATCATAGGTAATACACCATGCCAATATATGAGCGAATATTCTCTTTCCTTTTAAACTAATAATAACATAACCCTTCTTATGTATAGAACCAGCTACATCACCAATATTAATTCTATTAGATAATCTCTTCTTCCATTTGAATTCTCCATTTAAAGGGTTATATTCTAAAGAATCTCTAATTATTTTTATAAAATCTTCGTTCATTTATTTTCCCATTCTTTTAATGTTACAAACTTGTCAAGGAATTGTCTTTTCTCCCTAACATAATGATGACCATTCTTCATGCTAACATATAGAACAGCATCAGTCCACTCACCACTATTAATATCCTTCATCTTAACTATACCTTTAACTAGGTATTGGTTTTTAGTTTTAGGATAAACATAAATCTGACTCTTTTGAGATTTATTTGAATAATAAAGTAGCCCTGCCAATATAGCAAGGGCTACACCTATCCCAATTATTAATACATACATTTAGTGAATCCAATATGTTCCTATAGATGCCTCAGCAGGAATAGGAAGTTTACTACAAAACATCTTAGCTGATTCTTCCATATAGAATTTAAGTTTATCAGCTATTTCTGACATAGATTCAGGATACTCTATACATATTTCATCATGTACTAGATTTACTATTTTAACAACAGAGAATAGGCCATTAGCTACAATCCACTTGAAGAAGTTAGTTACAGCATACTTTAATACAATAGCACCTGTACCCTGAGTAGGACTATTTAATCCAAGTCTACCCCATTTACTAACTGCCTTAAAGTGTAATGATACTCTTCTTCTCATCCAAGTTTTATGAAACTCATCACCTAATAACTCTTTTTGTTTTCTATAGTTATCCCAAAACTCACTAGTGAATTTAGCTCCTTCTATTAACCAATAGGAGTGGTCACTCCAATAGATTTTATGTCCAGTAATAGGATTAATCAATATATAACCATCCTTTTTAACTGCCTTTAGAGCCTTTTCTCCATAAGAAGTTACCCCAGGGAAACCCTTATCATAAGCATTTCCTATTTCATCAGCTTCCTCAATAGATATACCTAAAGAATCAGCTATAGAAGAAGAACCTCCACCAAATTGCTTAGCGCATATTATTTATTAAATTTATTCTTTATAGCATCAATGATATTAGTCTTAGTGTCTTCTGATAATGAATTAATTAAATCTGTTGAGAACTGTGTTAATTCCTCTTTTCTAAACATCTGTTCTAGTATGAATCTAGCAAATGCTGCTTCTTCTTTAGTATTAAAACAGGGAGAGTGATATTGCTTATCATTAACTCTAAAATAAGCAGAGTACTTATTTTGTTTTTTATGATACTCCACTCCTTTAATATCCAGTTTATTATAAGCTGTTCTATTAGATGAATTTAAAGAGTTTCCACATATTCTTAAATTAGATTTTCTATTATCTGTTACATCTAAATTAATATGGTCTACTTGCTGACCAAGTTTAGCATTCGTTATAATCCTATGTAATTTTATAGATTTATCAGTTGTTCTTGCATAACCTCCAATATCTAATGACCATTTATATTTAGATACAATAGGATAATCCTCTGCATCTATTTTAAATGTTCTGATTACATTACAACTAGGAGAATCATAAACATCAAATTCTACTACATTATTATCTAAAAACCTAAACTCATTAGGATCAAACTTAGTTCTTGGATTATTATCAAGAACCTTACCATATTTAACTATTTGCCATTGATGCTTTCTACAGTATTTGGAGGAGTATGATCCATTATGTTTTCTACCACACACTGTACAATAATATTCTTTCATATTATTTTAAATTTAATATTAATAATAAATGGACTATTCCTTAACCATATAATAACTTACAAATGTTATTACTTAGGTTGGCATTAGTAGTCTCTAGGGAGGTAAATAATTACCACCACGGCGTTGGTCTTTTAAAACTTTCACCGTAATTTGCCATTTAACTAAAAGGATTTCTCCTAATAGGAGTCCGCATTGAACTCTGGTGCTTTAGCCTTCTTTCTTAGGTCTGGTCTTAACTTCTTAACCATCTTAACCTCAATACCTTCAAGTTCTTTAGGGAAACATGCTTTAGCAACTAGAGAATGCATATCTCCAGAACCATGTAAGAACTCTTCAATCATAGACTTTTCATTGTATATGTCAGCTCCAAGTCTTGATTCTATAGCACTATAATCACAGCTACAGAATAAGTTACCTTTCTCACTAACAAAACAACCTCTAGTTCTATGATCAGCAGGTAGATTCTGAACTTGTGGATAAGCACATTTAAGTTTACTGCTCTTAGTATTTACAGGAAGTCCCTTTAATTTAGCTAAGTCAGTATTTATTTGTTGAGAACCACAAGCCATTCTACCTGAAGATGCACCAAGTTGCTTAAACTTAGTGTGTATTCTTCCTGTTTTAGGATTGATAGCATTAATGTATGATTGACCATAAGTAGAACAAACTTTATCAGCTTCTTTATAATCAAGATAAGCTTTAAGAAATGCATCATTTATTCCTTTCTGTTTAGCTATAACCTTTTCAAGTGCTGAATCAGCTTCTTCACCAGTGCTTTTACTTATAACAGAAGTATTGAAACCTAATGTTTTAAGTATAGAAACAACTTGAGTAGAGCTATTCCAATTTACTAAGGATTGAGGTTCAGTATTAAACCCAGAGAATAAATCACCTTGTCTATCTATTTTGATATATTTACTTGATAATCTAGTCTTTATCTTACATTTATAAGCTTCAAACTTAGCACCACAAGGTTCTTCTATATCAAATTCATGTGCTCTAATCTCCTCTTTAAATGCTTTTCTTTCACCACTTAGTTCATCTTCATCCTTATCAGATAATGAAATATAAGCTATAAAACTATCCTTTCCAAGTGCTGAACTTACAATGAAACTATCTAATGATTTATTAAAGACTCTCTTAATAGTCTCATCATAGACCATCTTTGTTTTCCACTTACTTTCATCAAGTTTTATACCACACCATTCAAGATAAGCTATAACAGGAACAAAGTCACATTCTAACTTAGCACCATTAACACACTCTCTTCTTCTCAACTCTTCTAGTTGCTTTGCCATTATATCACCAAGATACATGACATCACCAGCTGCATATTTGATAACAGCAGTATCTATACCTCTCCAAATGATCTCACCTCTGACAGTCTTATCTATATCTATATTAAGATACCTATATGCAATTGCTTTTAAACCTACTCCAGAATAATTATAAATAAATTCAGCAACATCAGGAATTTCTTCATATAGTAATACCTTCTTTGTTTCAGGACTTAATTTATCATATCCTTCATAGTTATACACAAAGTCGCAATACTTATTCATAAGATCAGTATTCATTCCTACTAGGAAGAATGGATAACCAAGAAATAGTAATTGTTCAACAATCATAGTATCATAACATTCAGTTACAATAATACCATAATTAAACAAGAACTGCAAGTCAAACTTTAAATTTTGACCTACCATAAAATGACTTTGTATATAATCTTTGTATATCAAGGGGTCTATAGTAGTAACATCTACTACTATTTGATTTTCCCCCTTAATATCACCAAATTGCATAAGTAAGACTGTATTTATATGAGCATCTCTGCCAGAGGTTTCAGTATCAAATTGAAACATTTCCCAAGTATTTAACATATTTAGGGAATCTTCAATACTCATCATTGTATATTCTACCTCATCAAACAGCTCAGATTGTCTACTTACAAAATATATCATGCTACTCAAAAGTTATGCTGTAACCATACCCATTAGTGTAGTTGATAGACTTAACAATAGCATCAGCTTCATTAAGTCTTTCACCTACAGCAATAATTGAACTTCCAGATGGTTGTATGTACATCTTACCATTGGGTAAATACCCAGCAGTAATAACAGGATAACTAACTTTTAAAGTATAAGTTTTAGATTCACTACCATCAGGCTTCTTTAACTTCTTTAAATAGTTAGTATCATCTCCTCTTGATTTAAGTTCAATTACATCTTCCATCATACTACTGAATATGCAGCTAGTTCCTCGAAATCTATTATATATCTATACTTTTGGAAGAAAGAACTACCAAGTACTCCATGTAAATTAACACCAAAGTCACTCTTAAGATTAGAGAATGCAGCGTCTAAGTCCATAACATAGAACTCTTCACTATATGTCTTATCTCTATAAGTAATATCAATAGATGTTTTATCTACTTCCTTCCTATTACCATCAGAACCATAGATGGTGTTCCTTACTCCAGTAGGACTATGTTTAATATCATTAGTTACTGATTTGTTGATTATAGAATCACTGGCACCTGTGTCCAATAAGAAGTTTAACTTCTTTTCTCCACACTTGAAAGTTACAATAGGAATGTCAGTTAAATCCAGAGTTTCTCTGAATGACATTCTATATGCCTGTGCTCTCTTTTCTTTCTTTCTATAGACATCAACAATCTTAGCAAAGAAAGAAGCTAAGATTACAAGTCCTATTACAAATAATATATTCATTACCATATTCTCATCTTTATTTCTGAGTTATTATTTAACACCAGTAGTTCCAAACCCATCTCTGTTATTACCTTCAAGTTTGTCTACACTCACAAGCTTAATCTTGTTACTAAACAACCATCTAAGCTTCTGCCATATAGTTGCTTTTTGACTCAGTTGAACTCTGAATTGACAGATTCTATCACCTTTATTAATAGTTGTAGCTTGGAAGGCAATAGCTGGGAATCTCCATTCATCATCATTACCACAATATGAATTATCAATAACTCCCTCACTATTAGCACACATTATTCCTAACTTTGGAGTACTACTTCTTGGTAATACTACTGCTTCAAAACCTTTAGGCAATTGCATAGCAACACCAAGCTTAATCAGTTTGAAGTCAAAGGTGACATCTCTATGACTTACTATCTCACCATCAATAGTTTCTCTCTTTCTAACACCAGCTTGTGGTGCTTTAAAGCTAACTGTTTCTGCTGCTCTTAAATCAAACCAATCACCAGAATCATGAATATAAGGGTTACACCCTTCTGTTATAAGTCTATACTTAATTTTCATCTTTTTTCTTTATAAAGTTTCCAAATATAACCACCAGCAGTTTTACATCTACCTTTGACACAAGATGAAATGTTACCATTTCTTACACCAGTAGCTCTTTCTGCATCCATTAGACTGTTATATATAGCTATAGATACATTATTAAGAGAGAACTGTTCAACTTTATGTTTCTCTTTATTATGAGAGTTACTAAGAAGATATTTTCTCCATTTAGGAAATTTCTTTCCTATTTGTAATTCACTTATCTTTTTCCTTGTGTCATCAGTTTGAATTCTTCTGTGATGTTTACTTATTAATAATTTACTCTCTTCAGAATGAGTAAAAGACACACCTAATCTACCATCACCACCATCAGTTATGTTATAAGACTTACCTTGTTCCTTATAAAACTTGATTAAATCCTTCTCCATGTTCTTAGCTGTCATTTCACCTAAGTTTGAAGCTATAATATTATGTTGAAAGTTATTCCAACCATATTTTAAGATGGCATTGGCAAAATAAGCATGATTATAATTACCATTTTTCTGCTTACTAAGATAACCCTTACCACCCTTCCTCCACCTTAAATTAGCATCTCTGTTAGTAATTCCAACATATACCTTTCCTGATGGAGAGATATGCTCATAGACTATCCATTTACTCATAATCTTACCTGTTAGTAGTTAACTATAAATCCAATCACCTTTCTCTATAATGAAAGGCAAACATCCTGCTGTTATTCCTTTTACTTTAATTTTCATAATGTTTTCAATAAATCTTCTTTAGTTTCAAATACATACTTTTCCTCAAACCTAACCATACCATCAATGGATGATATATCACTTGAATAGTAAACATGTTCACCTTGATACACATCAATAGAGTAATGTACTCCCATGATTTTTATGGGAACTGCCCTGTTATTGTACATAACAAAGGCAGCATCTCCCATACTATATTTAGTTTCAATCTTCATTCCAGAATCTATTTGTTATATCAAATAATCTACCATCTATTACTTTGTACAGTCTCTGATTGGTAGTTCTACTGTTAAGAGGACCTAAGAATTCATCATATCTTCCCACTTTAATATAATCAAAGTTTTCAAGATTGATTTCATTACTTATAGTATCTCTTCCACTATACCAAGCTGTTCTTATAGGGAGTTCTCCCTCCTTTAATACTTCTGCCAGTTTGTTAATATAGGAAGGCTCACTGTCTCCACCCATGAAGGAAACACAAGTTATACCAGTATTCTTACTACATAGTTGTAGTAATTCTTCAAAGGTAAGATCAGTGCCAATATCCTCTGCCAAGTAAGAGCTATGACAGCCCTTACAGTGACATGGACAATTACTTATATTTATGGCTAAAGTAACTTCATCAGGAATCTCCTGCATTACTATTTTAGTATCTACATATTTCATTTATACACTCTTTTAGTTGCATCCCATTGTCTACCTTCATCATACTTACTTACTGGTCTCAAGAATCCTACAACTCTTGTCCAAGTCTCCATAGGAGCACCACACTTAGGACATTTATCCATAGCATGTTTAGTAATATAATGACACTCTTCATTAGTACACTCACTATTAGGAATGTTATAAGTGAAATAAGAAGTTCCCTTCTCTGCTGCAAAGTCCATTAACTTGAGATACTGTTCTTTGCTTAGATGTTCTTCAAGATTACAATGAAGACCTACACCACCATCAAGAAGTTCTGTAAACTCCTTTCCATGCAGTTTAAATCTATCAAGAATACTTGTATTATCATCCCAAGCATTATAGAAGTAGCTGTTATAAATCTTAGTGTTTTCTGGTACCCAATCATTCTGTTACACTCTTCCCCGTTGTGCAGGAAGATGATTCATTATTTAAGTAGTCTTGTAAGTTAATAGAGCCAAAGTGAATCTTTCTATGACAGTTTGCACATACACAAATACACTTTGAAATTTCCTTCCTTAGAACATCTCTACCCTTACCTAAATGCTGACTTATAGTAAATTCTTTAGTGTCTGGATTAATATGATGAAAATCAATACAACATGGTTCTGACTCTCCACAAATTATACAGGGAGTCTTTAATGTATATAACCATTCTTGTACTCTCTTTTGCCTTCTCATAGCCTGAGCTAAATGAATTTCAGGATGCTCCTGTCTTCTTCTCTTTCTATAAGCTTTCCTACAATCCTTACACTGATGCCTACTTTCATCAAACATCTCTAATGGTAGTTCTCTACCACATTTCTTACAAATTTTAGTCTCCATATAATATATTTTGGGAACAAAGGTACAACTTTTATCCCAATTATACAAGACTAATACTATTTTAATAATGAATGGACAACCATTTCTGTTGTCTCTCTATGTTACCATAGAGTTCGGACTATCGCATCTACTATCTCTAGTAGCCCCTCTATTTAGTCTCTCAGGCTGCACAGAACATATCTTGCTTGCCCCTTGTTGTCCTATTGCTAGGAGTTTCAAGTCAATTAAGTGGGGTTTTACATGGGCATTGGTTCTAACCCATCTTCTCTATCCCAGTTATAGTTCTTAGAACTAAGACCTTCTGCTGGAACCAGTTCAGTATTGAACTTAAACTTCTTACTGTTATGTAGTTTATTCTGCTCACTGATAGTACCAGTGATTAATCTACAAAACTGCTTATAATTTTCATTGTAGGATACTTCCATACCTAAGAATCTTGCAGCTTCATTGATACCATTGATACCAATAGTACAGAACAAATCTCTCATACCAATATAACCAGCAGTAGAAGCATTAAACATGCCTCTTTCTTCCCATTCATAAAGAATAGTTTTATAGGCAATATGATACTTATAGACTCTTTCAAGTATATCTGTTAGTTCAACTCTAATACAGTCTTCCCACTTTTCCTTACCAAATCTATTCTTTATTATTGAATACTTCTTGGCACAGTCTTGTACAATTCTATTGATATTCAGAGTAATAACATTACAACTTCCAGTTTTAACACCTGTAAGACCATTAGTGAAACTGAATACATTCTCCTCAATCTCATTCCTTAGTCTACAGCAAGAAGCAAGACCATTAGGATTATCACTGATATAGACAAAGAATGAATGACCTTCACTATGCATCTCTGCTGTGAAGTTCTTGTAATCTTCATCAAGATAATTACCTTCTTTATCAGTTAATAATGCCATAGTTTCCACAGGGAAAGTTAGCATAGCTTTGGTTCTCTCCTTATTAAACCACTTCATAAACTTCTTCTGTAGATAAGATACTCTCTCCCATGAAGGTTGTGTTCCATCAGGAAAATAGAAGTCTTTAAATAAAGCCTCCCAATAATACTTATCATAGTAGCTTATATTAGTGAAAGGAGATTGCCAACCTCTATTCTGTGCAGGTTGATTAATGTAGTAAACTATAGTCTGAAAAGCATCTTCAATCTTCTGTCCTATAGTCTTTCTACTCTTAACAAACTCAGAATCAGCATATATATCCTCTCTTAATGGATAATGTTCACCATAATCTTTTACACAGAAGTAATCAAAGTAGTTAAAGAACTCTCCAAAAGCTACAGCACCTTTACATTGGGCTGACAGTAAGAACACTAAGTTATTAAACTGCCCACAGAAGCTTGATAAGTGACTAGCTATCTTAGGAGTTATACCATCCATATCTTTAATACCACTTGAAACTAATGGATACAATGATACTGCCTCACAATAGTTCTTAGGAACTGCTGAACTGGCTTCATCATGTATATAAATAATATGATGGTTAATATCATCCTCATATTGCTTAGCTACTTCAGGAAACAAGATATTCAACTTATTCTTCATCCTAGTTCTTTGAATAATTCTATTCTTAGTCTTAGGAACTTCAGATTCTAGAGTAACAACATTCTTCATAGATACATTGGCATTAGCATCTGTCTCTGATGAAGAAGCTGCATTCTCATTAGACTTACTATATTTTTCCATATAGTTAAGCCTATCATTGATTTCTCTTGCTTCTCTATGCTTCTCTCTGTATAGAATATAAGATTTAGCTGCTTTATAATTACCAGTCTTCATGAGGAATGTTTCAACTTTATCTTGAATTTCCTCTACACCAATAACATCTGACTCTTCTACAAGTTGCATAAGAGCTGCTGGTACATAGTCAGGTGTTACTTGATTTACAGACTTAAATGATTTATTAACAGCTGAAATAATCTTTTCTATACTAAACTCCTCTTTGGTTCCATCTCTTTTAATTACTATCATGCTGGTTGTAAATTATCTATTTTCATAATACCATTTCTTTCTTTAGCCTCTTTAGTATATTTACTTGAAGGTTCATTTAGATAATAGTCTAATTCCTCTAAGAGCTTTCTCCAATTTCTATAGATATTACCTTCATTATCCTTTAAGTCAACTTCACTAAAGTTACCATAGTATCTCCATACAAGTGGAGCTAATGTATATCTGTTAATGACTATAAAACTATAATGAGCTATCTTGAAGTCCTTGAAGTACTCATCTTCACTAATAACTTGTTGAAGTATATATGTATAAAGCTGAGCTTGTATCATATACCTCCATGTAACAAATGATTGTTCAAAGTCTTCTTCTGCATGACCACTAGTCTTTAAGTCTATAGGATATATAACCTTCTCTTCATGGTCAACTATTATTTCCAGTTTGTTATCCTAACAGTTCTTTATCTGTTAGTTCTACAGTTTCATATTATATCTGTAGCTCGGACTATATCATCACTAATATTTCTATTAGGCAGGGCACTCGTGTTAGCTTCATCACTGTTCTAGTGGTATGCTATTAGTCTCTGAACCTTCTATTTATCCCTAAATAGCTTGGCTGCTGATTACCAACTAAGGCTTCCCAGCAATTCACCCTGTTTTAATTCGACAATAAATATTTATTATACTTTCTTTTTAAATACAAATTAGAGTCTTTATATAACCAATTTAATATTATATGAACTTGCCTTCCTCCATATCTTAGATGCCAAACTTCATAATTTCTTTCTTTAGAAATTCCACCATTGGTAATAGAAATTACTTTTAATTTTTCCTGCAATTGTTTTAGAAACTCCAAACTACCACTGGTAAAGTTTAAACAGTTGTGATTTCTATTAATATTAAGTATAAGACTACCATCTCCATCATAAAATCCTCTTATGAAATGTCTGATTAAAGACTTTTCTAAGTTAGGAAATCTGATAGATTTAGTTTTGTTTATATAACATCCATGATTAATTAAATCATTGCACATACTCTGTCTACATATTGTTAATATGTACTGACTGTTTATAATTTTGACATCTGCTTCTGTATTAAGATGTTTCTTAAACTCTTGAATGATATCTTCATCTTTAAGTTTAAGATAAAATGTATTTTTAGATACACTACCATCTGCATACATAAGTCCTAAGAAGTATGCCTTACTTTCAGTATTGATTTCTTTAAAATAAGACTCATCTACATAGATTTTTTCCCTAGTAGATTCTCTTCTCCTAGTATAATCCCTACTAATAACAACTCCTGCTTTCTTTAATCTTCTGCAAACATTAGCTATACAACAATTTAATTTTTCTGCTACAATACCTACATTATTATAAGTATCATATAACTTAATAATTTCCTCTAATTTAATATTCTTCTTTTGCATAATCAACTATTAATTAAGTTATCATGCAACAAAGGTAAGTATAATTTTTAATATTTCCAAATGTTTATCGAACATACATCTGACAGATATTCCATTGTATTTAGCCTTAAACTTTAACTGGAATACCTTTTCAAATCTATTATCAAATGGATTAACATAGAAGAAGTACTTAGTGTAAGGGTTATTCTTCAATTCATTAACACAAGCAACAGTATCATTATAATCTTTCTGAGATAATATCTCTTTATCTGCTGATATAGCTAACAATTTATAGTAATCATTACACTTACTTTTTATAGTTCTCAGTTTAGCTTCTGCACCCCAAGTTGGTTGATAACTAATAGTATGAGCTATTATATCATCATCAGGTATTAAATCAATACTTCTATATTGACTACCATAACTTTCAAACAAGTCTCTAGCTATTCCTATAAGTGCTTCTGATAATGAAGGAAACTCACATACAGTAAATCTCTCTTTAAAAGCATCAATTCCATCAGTTAACATAGTATCAACTGCACTACCAAACCTTAATGCTGGTGATTCAATCTTATCAAAGAGACTTCCAATCTTCCTCCAACCTTCTCTATCAAATCTACTTAATGTAGAATAACTGATAGCTAAGTCTGCTCTATAGGTAGGCTCATCCACCTGCCATGAAATATCAATAATACTCTTCCCACTCATAGTTATCTTCATCATTATTAGGTAAAGTTAACTGTTCAACATAACAATCAACCTCAGCTTTCAATTTAGTTAGTTCATCCACATCTAAACTAAGATACTCTTCCTTAGGATTGTTACTACTAATGTTTCTTTTAGTCTTAACAATAGCTGAATCAACTAACTCTTGCAGTGACTCAAAATCTCTTGAATCAATGAAAGTATGAGCTAATGCAATATCACCTTTTGGCAGGTACTGAGTTAATCTTTTTATTCTCTCCACTGGTTCCATAACCTTTAATTATTTCTATAGCCTCTAGAAGCTGTTTCTTAGTAAAGATTTCAAAATACATAGACTTCTGTCCAGTCTCCCTATACAAATCTTCAAGATATGCTCTGAATAACTTCTTTTTTATATAGAATACATCATTCTCCATACCTTTAGCCTCTATAACAATAACTACATTATTATATAGAAACACAAAGTCAGGAGTATGTTTTATATCTATTATCTTCTTAAGATTTAATTTAAGAAGCTTAGTCTTCTTATCTTTATCATAGAAAGGTACTGTAGGTCTAAAACCTCTCCATAAGGTGTAAGTAGTTGGTTCATAGAAAGGGTTAAATCCTAATTCTTTAAGAGTCTTGTAAATCATCACTTCAAGTTCTGACTTGAATTTAATTCCATCAAACTCTCTCCTAGAGGCATTAAGTATCTTCTTATTTTCTCCCACCTTTACTAAATGCTACTAACATAAAGTCTTTCAGTACTTTCTTCGCAGTAACAGCATCTCGAATAGTTCTAAATGCAGCAAAGTTTCTGAAATTCTTTATCTTGTGAATATCTTTAACCTCTACAATCTCACCTTTAGCCATGTCAATAGTATAGATTTTCTCACTATTCTCAATATGGTCTGGATATTGTCTGTCAAGAATCACAGCTACTTCTCTCAATAAGATTGCAAGTACTGCACCTTCATTAATGTAAGCAAGGTTATCAAGGTATTTGAACACATTAACAATCTTCCACTTCAGTCTTTTTGCAATAGACATGATGATAGTCTCAAAAGTAATATCATCTACTGAAGGATGAACAGGTTCCTTATAATTAATGACTTCTTCTTTAACTTCCTTAATAAAACCTTCTGAGAGAAGCTTAGTTATAGCACGTTCATTGATGCAATCAAAGAAGAATATATCTCCAGACTTGCATACTATTGCTCCACCAAATTTATCACCTTCACATACAGAATCACCTGTACCTACAAATACATACTTTTTCTTCATAATACTTATTATCTAATTAATACTCTTGGAACCATACTATTGGTTCACCATACTTATCTTTAGTTAAATTACTAATAGTTTTAAAGACTGTAGAAGGCATTCTAATACCAATTCTAGCATAATAAGCTGGATGCTTTTCTTCTAGAATGATATTAGATTTACTATTAATATAAGGTACAAATGTCCTAGCTTGTTCACCAAACAGAACATAAATAATACCTGTATTCCACTCTGATAAATTCTTTAATAACTTAGTCATAAATGGTCTCCATAACATAGTATGACTACCTACTTTATTCATTTCTACAGTTAATGCAGAGTTTATCATAAGAATTCCTTGATTAGCCCAGCTCTCTAAAGTCTGGTCAAAGATAATACTGTTATGTGGAATTTCAAAATCAACAGCTGCCTCCTTAACAATCTTTAGTGAGGGAGATAAGTCCTCTTCACTTACCTCCTTCCTATTACCAAACAAAATACCTGTTGCTACATCTTTCTGAGGATAGGGGTCCTGTCCTATCATAACTACCTTCAAGTTATTATATGAACATAATGTAAATGCTTTAAATACATCAGGTATATTAGGACATATAGGCTTCCTTATATTGCCTATAGTCTTAGTAACCTTATCTAATTCATTAACATCTATAACCCTAATCCAATCACCAAAGTATTCACCTAGCGTCATACCAACTTAATTTGATCTGCAACTTCAGAAGCTCTAACACTCAACATGTTATTTATATCCTCATCAGTATAATCACTACTAAATGTAGGAGTTCTTACAAACCTACTAATATCATCAATAATGACTGTAGTTCTTATAGAATTACCAGCATCAAAACATCTTATATTTTGACTATATGGTTTTCTAAACTCTGATGATAACATAAAAGGCATTATTTTATTCATAATTGCTTTACACACTACATCACTTTCACTTCTAACAACATCAGAATGAATATATAGTCTGACCTCATCATAAGTAAAACCTTTTATAGTACCAAAAAATGAATCACCTGGTTGATCATGAAGTATGTATCTACCAACAAGAGTACAAAGCATAAGAAGTTTTCCATCATTATCAAATATACAGCCTCTGCTTCCAATATAAGTTGTGTCTTTGATAGTAACTCTAGACAATCCTGATTCTGGTGATTCAGCAAATACCTTTGATATAAAGCTATCAGCAGTTCTTACAGCAGGATTGTATTCTCTAATATAAATTGGAAATACTACTTCTTTCTTTATATGAGTTATTACATTATATACAATACTACTACTAATAACCTCTTCAACATGTCCTCTCATAACTACAGGAACTATTATCTCAGGGCCAGTTATATCAGCTATAAAGAACTTTGAAAAGACATTATTTCTTTCCCAATTTATATTTGGACCATATCCTATAGGACTATGCCGATGGTAGCTATATTCAGAACTTAGAAAGTTTATAGCATCTTTTAATCTTGAACCTACTCTTGCCATAATTACATCTCTACTTTAAAATACATAGTACTTGCATCATAGGTAGTTAAGAAAGGAACATCTCTTGGAAATACTGGATCACATTCATTAGCTACAAAGTTCACAAATAGATTAACCATTACAGAACCAATCATATTAGCCATGAAGGTAGTTTGTTTATAACTACATAAAGTCTCTTCAGCTTCAGAGTCATCAAACAACCATTCTTCCTCATAGATTCCCATTGCTCTTTCATCATCACCTTTAATTGCAAACACTTGAAATTCTTCTGCTGCAAGTCTCCCATCAATGAATAAGCATTTATCTTTATCATTTGAATACCTAACATGAGCTTTCCATACTCTATAGAACGTCTTTCTAGCTTCCATGTTATCAAACCCACATATCATTATATCCCTAGCTGGAGTTCCATCAGTAATTCTCTCTCTTAAAGAATTTGCATTATAGAAGTTTGAAAACTTCTTCATTGTGTTATATATTGCATTGACCTTATACTCTCCTATATTCTCCATGCAATATAATTGACCAGACATATTAGCTGATTCTACTCTATCATAATCATACATCACTATTTTAAATGGATGCATTCTTGATAATAAGAAGGCAACATAGCTACCAATACCTCCTAATCCAGCTAATAATATAATCTTTGTTCTAATCTTGTCATACCATGAGGCACCACTAAATCTACTGGTAACATCTTCTACTAGAAGAGTAGGAGAGTTAACAGGGATTTCACTATTCTGAGATTCAAGAGCAGCTGCTAGCAATTCTTCTTCCATTGGAGTCAATTCTACATGAGATTCTTCAACTAAAATGGGAACATCCTCAGCAAAGACTTGGTTAACTTCCTCTTCTACAGATTCACTAGTCTGCTCCTCAGATACATTAGCTATTCTAATAATATCACTAGGCACCTCTGCTGCTTGAGCTTCAGGGGTTTGATTAAAAAATCTATCTATATAAAGTGTAGAACTTGTTCCTGCTTCTATAAGTTGTTCATTATTATCCATATCCATAATTAAATAATATACCTTTCAATCATTTCAATAAACTGATTGATGTATTTTCCTCTATTAGTTAACTTATTAAGTTTCTCAACTAAATCATAAGCAACTAATGCAGCTAATACATCATCTTCATACTGCTCAAGAGCTGGGTCTTCAGCATAATAAACCAAGAATTCAACATAACCTTCTGCCCAAGCATGAAATAGTGAATCATTTTCAAATCTTTGAGCATATGATTCCTCTCCTACTTTAGCTAACTCTTCAAGTGTTTCATTCTCATACACTCCATAAGAAATATCTCCAGTTACTAACTGTCTTGCAATTTCTTCAATGATAGTAGGATCAACTTTTACCTCACCATATGGAGGTATTACTTCTTCTTGAGTTTCCTGTTCAAATGGAAGTTCTTCCTGTACTGAAGGAGTACTCACTGGAGGAACATAAGGTTTATTCTCAGGAATAACATTGCCTCTTCCTACATTAGTTTGATAGTTAAAGGCTGTGTTCTTAGGAGTGCTAGGCTTAGCATCCTCCCATTGTTTAGTGGTATAGTTATATACTCTAGGAGAGTAATTATTATACCCACTGCCACCTTGCCAACTACCTCCATAAACAGGAGTAGCTTTCTTTTTGGCTTCCTCTTTTTGCTTTTGAACTTCCAAAATTCTATCAGCAAGCTCTTTAAAGGGATTAGCAATCACAGGTCTTTCTACATCAAGCATGAAGTATTCAAGCTTCTTTCTAGTAAAAGAATAACTAACAGGTTGTCCAATTGATTCTTTACCATTATATGTAGGATACTTAACATAGCCTGTTGCTGTCATTTCTTCAAAAACTACTCTTGTAATAGCTGCTTTGTAAGTACCTTTAGTATCAATAATCAAAGATACAAAGTGGATTCTATCACTGCCCTCTTCTCTAAGAGTAGATAAGTCTGTTCCACTAAAGAATGCACCCATTGTATGATGTGAATGCATTAATCCTTGATATACATCTTCTCCTAATAGTTCAGGATGATCTACCATATATCCTATTACATCAGGAGATTGATTGAATTCAGTATAACCACTTACACCTATATCCTGTAACAGGAAATCAAAGGCAGTGATTACTAAATCTTCAGTTTCAAAACTACCAGATACAGTATAAAACAAAGTACCTGAATATTCTATTGATGGGAACTTGTCTAAGAAATATCTTATCTTTTGTTCAAGTTCTGGAGTGACTATCAACTTATATGAAGTAGACTTTCTTGTCAGTTCCAGTAGTTTGGGTTTCGTTTCTATACTCATAATTAACTATTTCTAAAATACATTTATAAAAATGTTCTACAATCACTGGAGCTAGGAATGTAGACATATTATCATCATTCGTATCTGTATTACCTTCTCTTATTTTAAATAAAACAGGCTCACCTTTAAATATGCAAACTTGCCTACCTACATACTGAAAGTAATTATCAGCTGCACTATATCTGCTGGTATATATCTTATTGTTATTTAAAACACCTCTATACAATAGACCTTCTAAAAGTAATTCTCTATAGGAAGCAGTTACTACTCCCTCTTTATACCTTATATTGTACCATTCAATAAACTCATTACTTATAAATATAGTCCATTGAATATAGGACATACCTATACCATAACCATTAAGAAAGTCAAATTTTAATTTCTTCTTTCTCAATAACCACATCATAAAGTCTTTATATAGATCAGTGTTAAGAGAGCTGTAGCTTCTAAGTTGATTATCTCTATACATAGGCCATGTAACAGATTGTACTCTCATACTACTACCACCAAGTTCTTCAAGTCTATGATAAGGTCCTCCTGTTAAGGATTCAACTTGAACATATTTACTTAATTCAAGACAGAATAATTCCCATCTTAATTCATCAAATTCAATACCACTATCATTTAATGTTGCAATAGTACCTCTAATAGGTCCTGAACCTAAACAGGGACTTTGAAATTCTGTTAGTCTGCTAAAGGGAATAGAACTAATATGACTATGCATATAACCATTTCTTAATTGAAATAAATCATACTCAGACCTATTCAATCTAAAATCACCACGCATAGTACCTGAATAAGTAACTGTAACTCTAGCATAAAGTTCCCATATATCTATATACTTATCATTCTCATTGATAATTCTCACCTCAGGAAACCTAACAAGTATATTTATTCTGGAAAATGATGAATCTTCTATTGTATCATCAATCATGATGAACTCTTCTGAATGCAACATTTTTGCATTGTTGATATATTCATCTAATGATGGATAATTCTGCATATCTACAAACTCTTCACCAAAGAAGTTCTTGAATACACCATAAATGATGTTAGGCTTCTCCATGAATGAGTTGTATAAATTTGTTAGTCTTTCTTCTACACTCATTGTATCACTAAAAAAGAAGAGGCTGATGATTACTCACCAACCTCTGTATTGTTATTTATTTAGCCCAACCACCAAACAAATCATTAATCTCACTGTTTGAAAGTTTTTCTTCTTTCACAGCTTTAGTTTCAGTTGGTTGTTCCTGTTTCTCAGACACTACACCTGTATCAAGTTTCTCAAGAAGATCGCTATAATCCTCATAGAGATCATCTTCTCCATCAAGTCTTTCAATAAGATCACGAAGAACTTCTCTTGCTACTTTATCTACACATTCTGTGCAAGGTGTAATATCAATAGGCTTACCTTCAATCACTTCTTTGATAGTAATATCAGGGTTCTCATCTACTGCTACTTCTTCCACCTTCTTTGTATTAGGTGCTTTTGTAGCTACCTGAGATGCAGGCTTAGATTGTTCTGCAAGAAATGCCAACAAATCAGAAGTTTTACACTGAGTTGCATTCTTACCAAACTTTGCAGTTACTGCTGCACCTAAACCTTTAGCCTTGATTTCCTCAAGAGCATTCTTTCTTTCAGGACTCAAAGCACCTGACTTAATCTTCTTATTAGCTGTAGTCAGCATGAACACCAAGTCATTAGTAGTAGTTGCAGGATTAGTTCCCTTTGCAGGCACAGGTACATTTACAGGGAGAACAGAAGCATCATCTTTCAACTCTGTTCTAGTTCTACCTTCATAGAATGTCATACCATCATAGCTAATACCTGCTCTTCTCATGTCTGCTTTCAATGCACCAAGAGTTTCTGCTTCTGACATAATGCTTTTCTGATTTGAGCTGTTGCTCAGGACAAATAAAATTTTTCTAGCTTCCATAATGTTTCTTTTTTTTTAATTAATTAAAATGGGATATTACTTTTTATTTCTTCTCCATTTATAAGGCTGAAGATTACCTGTTTGAATTGATTTGGGTCTTGTAGTCCTTTATATAAGTCAGATACATCTTTATATCCATAATTAGGTAATACTAAATTAGTGAACCCAGTAGACTCTGACAGTTTCCTTGCATCTTCCAAGCCAGCTTCATCATTATCCAGAAGTATATAAATCTCTTTATATCTTCTTTTAAGTTCACTAATTGCAGTATTACTCATTGTATAACCTTCTCCTTGTATAGCTATTGCTGGTATTCCAGTATTAGCCCACAAACATAAGGCATCTTTCATTGAAGCACAAATAACTAACTTTTCACCAAACTCAGGTATTTTAGTCCAAAGACTAATGACAGACCTATCATGCTTATTGCTCCACTTGAAGGTAGTACTGAATGGCTGGTATATCTTAAGAGTAACCTTACCTTCTTTCCTTTCAACATAAGCATAAGCATATTTATCAGCAACAAAGGTAAATCTATTAGAACCTTTAATGACTATTTTATGTGATATAGGATATATATCAGCATACTTTAACCATTCAAGAGATATTCCAAATGATTCCCAATACTCAATATCATGTTGTTTCCAACATCTAATTCTGCATTGTAAATCAGTCTCTTCATTGTAGTTACTGATTGATTTAGGCTTCTTCATTTTACCTGATTCATGAGTAGTAGTGGCTATATTGGGTAAGTCTTCCCAAACTCTTTTTAAAACTTCTCTGTAACTCACCCCCCAATACTCACCTAACATATCCCAAAGACCTCCTGAAGTCTTTCTAGCTAAGTCTTTCCAGTATATCTTGTTTCCATCTAATGTATAAATGCCAAAGGATGGATCATTATCTACTCTCAAAGGACTAGATATAACACATGGGATTTCACTAATACCGAAATAATGATATAATATATCAGACTCACTGACTTTGCTCAATAAATCTTCAAGAGTTATGTTAAAAGTGCCACTACTAAATGCCATAAGTTAGTTTAGTTAAATGTTATTTATTTGCTGCCCAAGCCCAAGGACTGGCTGATTCAGGTGTGTCTGTACTTGTAGTACTTGGTGCTTCATTGAAGTTAGTTGATTCAACTACATATTCATGCAATGGTTCTACACTGAATTCAGTGTTACTATAACCGCCTGCATTTATTCTGCTTTGAATCTCTTTATCAAGAGAACTGTAATCAGTAACAGAATTCTTCAAGAACTTCTGAGTAAATACAGCTTGATACTGCTTGTTATCATCAGTTGTTCTTACACCAAAGCAAGCCTTTACTACATTCTTAGGTTGGAGCTTCAAGATAGATTCCAGTTCACTGTAATCACCTTTGAAATAGTTGTCAATGTTGTCAAGTCTGGCAAGTGCATCATCAAGATTAGCCAAAGTCTTAACAACCTTATCACCAGTATTCTTATCTATATAAGAATAAGATGGATTAGGAATGTTAAGATATGCCTTGATGAAGTTGGTCAACTCTTCTTCACCAATATAGGCAGGTCTATAATCTTTGTCAAGATTTGCAGGACCACTTGCATATTGAGGAATTGCATGAATTTTAGCCTCTTCAATTGTAGGCCATGCAGTCTGACCATACTTGTCAATTACTTGAACCTTGGTAGCATCTCTGTTATACCTGATTGCTTTCTTAATGAAGAAAGTAATTGATTTTCTCATCTCGATGCCATTGCATTTTGCAGGATCAGATAATACAAGGAAGTCAATTCTTACCTGAGGAACTTTAACCTTGTTACCATCAGGTCCTACTTCAGCTTCACTGATATAGGTTGGCTCCTCTTCTACATCAAAGTTGTAGAACTTACTCAGCAATGCCTTGTTAGGATTTACTGCTGCAACAAATACAGGTGCAATACCTATATACAGCTTTCTTACATGTTCTTTAGACTCTGAACCACTGGCAAATGCCATGAATACTTTTGCATTATTCTTCTTCATATTCTTCAAATGTTTTTTTTATGCTTCAAAAGGTAGGGGACTTGACTCATCTAACTTCAATCCAAAAGGATTGATAGGAGATTCTTCAGCTCTCAGCACATTATCTTGTGCCTGCAAATCTGATGTAGATGCTTCACACACTGTTTCCTCTACAGGAGCTTCAGTAGGACTCTCTACAGGTTGACTCATAGCGAGTTCCATTTCACCATTGAGTACTTGTTCTGATGTAAATCCACCAGTTACTTCAATGATTGGCTGCTCAAACAAATCAATACTTCTGTTTACAGATTCAAGTTCTGCATCAATTTTAGCCTTCTGTGCTTCTAACTTAGCCTTCTTAGCTCTGAATGTTTTCACATTAGCAGCAGTTCTTTTAACTGTTGCTAATTCTGTTCTACTTAATTCTTTCATGTTTCTTTTAATTAATATATTAATAAAATTGGGTTATTTCCTCTATTAATGGAATTCTGTGATGCATATAACGTATTAATAGTATGCTCTTTCTTCAACATTTCTAGTGTATCAAGAAATATTTCATTTAGTAACACTCTATTTATACTAATGATCTGAACAAATTGAATGGATAGTTGAGGAGATTTATCATGCTCAACACAATAGTTAAGTATAACATCTTTCTTTGCAATATCATTATAAAAGCCAGGACTATTCTGTATATCCCTTAATAACTTAACTACTTGTTCTCTATCCATTATTCTCTGTTATAATGCTTATTAATCAACTTCTTTACATACCCTAAATCATTAGGAATATATAATGGACATTCATCCAATGCACCAATAGAATCCTTTGCAGGATATTCACCATCAAAGTCAATTACAAACTGTTTAATTGCTTTCTTGTTTTGATCATCCCAACCTGCCTTACCATAAAGAATGATATCAAACTTACCTTCTGGTGTAATGTAACCATCCACCATATTACCAGTAGTCTTGAACTTATAAGAAATGGAATCACCATTCTTATCTTTATACTCTTCATAATGAGCCATAGCAAACAAGTCTTTCTCTCTGGTTGGAATAGCTTCAAATGCATTGAAGATAAGTCCCATACCATAACCAATTTGCTTTGGTGTATCCCAGCCACCTTTCATGGCATTCGCCATATAATAATCTTGAGATAAGTAATTGAAATCATCAATTACAATATTCTTGAATGGTGATTGAGCTAACATCTCAATAGCTTTTGCAACTGTCTTGAATTTCTCAAGACCTGAGATATTACCAACTTGAATTCTGTTACCATTGCCAATAACATTCTTTAAGCTATCTGCACTAGTAACTCCATCAATTAACTTATAATCCAAGTTAGCAAGTTCTCTGTTTGCACATTGGATGAGAAATGTCTCTGCTGGGTTTAACCCTTCAATACCAAACTTCTTTCTACCACACAATGCAGTAGTTTTACCAAAACCTGATTTTGCTAATACTAAAATTTTAGCCATTTAACTTCTCCTTTATTTTTCTTTTAAACCGTGCAAAGATAGATAATCTTTTCCATCTATGCAAATACTTTCTTCTTGAAGACATAAAGAATACCTTTGAACTTTGTGGTACTCCTCTGATATATTTCAGATAACTATATACCCTTGCAAGACCTTCTGTATCTTTAGGCAAAGGAAGTTCTTGAAAATCACATACAGCACCATCAAAGAACAAAGGACATAAACCACCCATTTCACCATCTCTATTGACAAGAACCTCAAGGAATCTAATGTTATCTCTAAACTTTGTTATGTCATATTCTTTATACTCATTGAGTTCAAACTTGAATGGACTAAACAAACCTAGAAGTATATTACAATCTCTTGCAATATATTTACTATCACCTAATCCTTGTGCTGATGGTCTAATCTTCCCACTAACAAAGTTATCATTACTCTCATTCTCAAAGGATTGTTGCTGAATAATTACAGGACTCATACCATAGTTATTTCTAAGATACTTTGCCAGATATTCAGATAACTTATCCATTGATTGTTTAAGATTCATTCCTCTTTCAGTGTCAATTAAACCAATATGATCTATAAATGGAATAATATACTCACCTGGATCATTAGGAACATAATAATCAAAGGAATCTGTTTCATTAAGTTCTCCTAACTCACCTCTATAAACAGCTTTCTTTGTATGTATAACCCCTCTTCCTTCTGCATATCTCTTACATTCTTTATAGATGCCAGTGGGATTAGCAGTAGAGCTAAATATGACACTCTCTTCAAAGAACTTAAACATGTCTTTATATTCCTGAGTCTGTAATAAATCAAGTACTTCCTGAGACAGGGGCTTATCATTCTTTGAACTTCTTAAGTCTCTTGGAGACACTCTTATCTTACCTTTAGATAGATAATACAGAATATGACTCATAAATCTCTGCATTACTCTTTCAGGAGTCTCTTCAAGTGCAAAATATAATATCTTCACTCTTACTTTATCCCTATTATGATAAGCATATATAAGAGGAGTGTACATAAAGACATGTGAAGCAAATTGAGATTTACCACCTTTTGTAACAGAAGTCACACAATAGTAAGTTGCTTTTTCTATTCCTATAAAATCATCATTGAACCTAATGAATGGTGAAGGTATGCTATTAATACCACCTTCAAGTAGATTATTTCTTCTTTCTTCAAGACCTTTTAATACTCTTTCATATAATTCCATACTATTTTAATCTTGCTGTCCAATCAGAATCTGCCATATCACTGGTTTCATTCTCTATATAAGTAGCTAAATCTGATACCTCACTAACATAGCCTACACCATCAGAGTCTACCTTTCTTTCATCTTTCCAAATGAAATACTTTAATACTCTCATATAAGCATAGTTACCATTAAAGGATTTAACATACTTATCAGTTGCTTCAAGAATCTGTTTATCAGTGAATTTATTTCCATACAGCTTGAAGAACTTCTTTAATCTTAGTGTAACATCTTTCTTATTACCTCTAAAATACTGAGAAGTACCTTGCTTCTTTTGCTGTGGAAATAATGCCATCATTTTAAGAGCTAAGTCTTCAATCCTATCTTGTGGCTGTCTGTCTTTATCAGAATCTAACAATACACTAGACACTCTCTCATCATAGCCCATAGTTACAAGATACTTATTAAACATATCCTTAACTAATGCCTTCTTATCTTCAAGATTAGCAAATAAAGTAGGCACATCAGCTCCTGTCTTCACAAGAGCTATTGCCAACACTTCACTCATAGTCAGATTATATTTAGCACAAACATCTTCATCAATTGTAATTGTCATACCTTAATCTGATTTAAACTTTCAACTACTGTTACAAGCTCTGGATTGTAATCCTCAAGCATTTTCTCAATTATCTCTTCTTCTCTTGTATTGTTGTAGTAAGGTATAATTAACACAGGGTTAGGATGTCTTAGTAACCTTCCTAACTTCTGCTTAATCATAGTATCACTACTATTCAAGGAAGCATAGATACCAACCTGACAATCAATAAGATTCATACCCTCATTAAGCATATTACATGATGTTATATGATTAATCTTCTTTTGATTGAACTTCTCAAGAATCTCAATAGAGTCTTTATTCTTACTATTGATACAGTTCTTACCTAGTATCTCTGTTTGTTCAATAGAGTTACAAAAGGTAAGACTTCTGTGGTTCTTAAGTAACACTTGAAGGTTTTGTACAATAGGATTCTTAAATGTACCTAGCATTTTTAATCTTAAACCTGCTAGATATAGCCATTTATTTTTAATGACATCATTTTTACTCCTCATATACATTCTCTTCCAGTATTCAATCTTTGAGCCAATCTCATAGATATATTCTGCTTGAGTGCATAGTACAGTTATAGATGTATAGGATTTATTCTTAAGATATTTCCATCTGTCTCCATAATCACAAGTAATCTTCTTTCCTTTAGATGAATTCTTTAATTCTAATGGATACTTCCTATTAGTATTATCCAACTTATAAGGTATAAGATATACTCTTGGATCAGGTAAAATACCTTCATCTATAGCCTTCTTAGCTGTTACTTGGTAACAATATAGTCCTTTGAAGTGACACTTTAGTTCATCCTTGAATTTACCAACAGTAGCTGACAATAACACACACCACTTGAACTTCATAGTATCTATATATCCTAAAGACATCTCAGTAAAATGATGACATTCATCTGCTATTAACATATCAAATGATTTATCTTTGTGCTTCTTTATTCCTACATAAGTACTAAATGTTACATACTTCAGGTATTTATCAAGCTTCCACTTAGTGAATTCTTCTTTCCAATTATCTATTAAGACAAGTCTTGGAACTAATATAAGAATACTCTTAGGTTTTCTCTTATTCATTAAGTCTAAAGCTTGTTTAGTCTTACCAAATGAAGTAGGAAGTTCAAGGAGTATGTTACTTGAATCTATAGACTGTATATCTTTTGATACTATATCTCTATTCATATCTACGGAGGTAATTTACTTACAATTGATTTAACTTTACTAATGTACTCAATATCTTCTGCATATTTAATTCTAAGTAAGAAATGATAATAGTCTTCACCATCTTTCTGCTTATACTCTATCATATTCTTATATGCTATGATGCAATTGATCCAATGGTCAAAGTTATAATACTGTTGGGCTTTACTATTATACAATCCAAAGATGTTATTCTTCTCTTTACATAGCCTTGATTTATAATTAGCACTCTCAAGCTTAGCTTGTGCCAATACTATCAAAGGTTCCTTAATCTCATAATAGACAAGAGCTTTTAGCAATGTACTATCATTCAATTCTTCATTGAGAAACTCTGGTTGCTCTAACTTAACATAATATGCAGGAGGCTTCTTCTCTATATTGAATATATGAAAGGCAAGTACTGTAAGTCCTACCATCCATATAACAATAAATACAGTAACAAAATCTCTTAGTTTCATGATTAGATAACTTTAATGATTCTTACATTATCAGGTAATTTCATGCATTCATCCCAATCTGCATATGAATTAGTGAAATACACTTCATCATAGTTCTCACTGAGAGTAGTGATACCTTTGGGGTTAACCATGTGAGTTACATAGATAGCTAATTTCCTATCAGGATTAACTTCTCTAATCTTGTTAGCAATCCCTACAAAGGTTCCACCTGCATCACATAGATCATCCATAACTACAAGAGGAAAGTCTTTAAAATCTTCATCTTGAAGTAATTCAGGATTCTCTATATGAAATCCTTCTAATTTACCTGTGTCTGGATTACAAGTTTTACTACACATAAGAACTTCACCCAAGGTTTGATACCTATTAACTGCACCTGAATCTGGATATACTGGAATGTAACCAGTGAAGTTAGGTATTCTTGGCTCTAAAGAACCCCAAAACTCCTTAATAAGAGCTTCTGTTTTGTGTGAATGAGGCTCAAGCACATTTACAGACTCTGGATTCATACTATTAATGAGATTAGACACTACCTTCAATGAATAGGCTTCATTAAAGCTAATAACTCTATCCATTCTCATAGACATAAGGTAATATATGTGCAAAGCAAATGTAACCTCATGCCTATTCAGTATATCTCCTATCTGTAATAGGATGAACAAGTCTTTTGGACTTGTAATTCTACATACCACAATAACCTTATCTTTTCTATCAATACCCTCAAGTTTGATATGAGGCTCACCATCAGGGAATGTGATAATCTCAAACTTAATATCACTTTTCTCTGGTCTAACTAGATTTAATACTTGCATATCTTATTTATTTCATAATTTATATTTCTCTTTTTTGTATGCTTCAATATCTGAGATTTTAACTACATAATAGTAGTAATCGTTTATACTCCAATTCTTATAAGTAGAGGATTTCCATACAGTAACTGCATACTGAGAACCATACCCAACTACCTTAGCTATAACAAACTCTTTTAGTTGCTCAACAGCTTTCTTTCCATAGATTCCTATTGCTTTATCATTAGGGTCTTGAAGTGATTCCCATCTAACACTACTAACAAGATACACTGGCAAAAGCATAAGGTTACCTTTAACTACTACCCACATTTTAGTGAGCAGTTGTGGACCTCTTATACCTAAGACAAGAGTTACATTCTTCATAGTCTCAGAGTCTGGAAAATGGCTACGGTTATACTCTACATGTGACCTATTAAATAGTTCTACCCTCTTCTTAGATGCCTTATAATTGAGAATACCATTAGATACATAGAATCCACCCAACTTAAGACCACGATTAGCATAGTTATCACGTTGGTGTATAAACTCATTAAATATCTCTTGAAGATTTCTTATTTGAGCATATTTACTACCCTCTTGAAGAAACTCTGAATAGACTTTATCTACTGGTCTTCCAACTCTTGTCATCAGAAACTTCCTTATCTTACTATATGGGATATGTACTAATCCTCTACTAGTTTGACCCCAGTAACCACCTTTGTCAGACTTTACTCTCATAGGTAAATGAACAGCATCAATCTTATTCATAGAAGCTCTTCTAGTCTTCTTGTATAATCTTGACTTTTTACGATTGCCTACTCCTTGCATTTTAAGTTCATAACTCATATTAAAATAGTTTTATGTAGGTTCTAATACAGTTACCTAACCAATCATACTTATTAAACCAGAAGAATAAATGATATTTATCCCTAGATTGAATTAAATCAAATCTAGGTTTATATCTAATTATTCTACTGGTTATATAAGCTATTAGTGATACAATAACTAATATTTTAAGATACATCATATAGGTTTATTATTATCTTTCTCTCTTGCTTTGTTACATAGTACATAATTGAATCTCTGAAGAAGCTCATATATAATTGGGTTTTCTGCTATCTTTTCATCACTTAGATAGTTATCAACACATAGCATATCTAATACAGGTAGAGTAACATTAGAATCAATATCCTTTAAGATAGCCTTTATAGTGTTGCCAGTATCCATAAAATCATCTATAACTACAGAGAAAGGTCTACTACTAGGTGCAAGAAATCCTATACCTGACATACTATAGTCATGTGAACTTTCTTCACACTTTCTTGATACTATAATATTAACATCATGCTGTTTCTTCTTTAAGATATACCCGACAGCTCCAGCTAGTATAGTGCCAGAAGTGCCTCTACATATTAATGCAATGCGTTTATCTTTTCCTGCTATAGTGTGAATAGTACGAGCTACTTCAACTATGTAGTCTCTATTTCTGTTAAATGAGGCTCCTACAGGATAAGTACAATCGGTATCTTCTTTAAAATGAATTAACTGCATATTATTACCCCCTCCCCCTCATTTACTTGAACAAGACATCTAATTCATCAGAACTGAGCATCTCTAGAGCTTTCTGAGCATCTTCTTTATTCTTAAAGTATGGTACTGATGATAGAATGCAATTATTACAAGCTATTTTTATAGTTCTAATGCCCTTACCAATATAGTAATTATCAATACCAAGTGAAGGAACCCAATCACCATTGAAGTATGTAGCTATGATGTATAACTTATTAAGAACCTTTATCTTCTCTACATTATTACTTGTGGTAATACCACTGATGGATATTTGTCCTTTAGTCAACTTACCTCTTCCCCATAGCTCATCAATTATGTTTGAGTAGGTTGTTTTCTTCTTTAGCTCTTCTTCTGAATAAGCTTCAAGAGCTAGTTGTTTAAGTGTTATGTTCCTACCTTCATACCACTCTCTAGCTTTCTCTAAGCTAATACTAATATTTCTTTTCTCCATAATCTTTTAAATCTAATGAGTTGAAAGGAAAAAGAGCCTACTTTCACAAGCAAGCTCTTTTGAAATTGAAATTAAAACGAAAAACAAAAACAAAACTTAATCTTCAAATACTTGATAGGTAAATGAAGTACCACCAAGTCCTTCAGCAATCCTCCTCAAGTGAGCTTCAAGTCTCATCTTATCATTCATGCCAGCCCAAGCTCCTGCTTTACACCAATAAGGACATAATTCCTTATCAATCATAGCATCATAAGCATCTTTGCTAATGTTTAATGATTGACTTGCAGGAACACTCTTTCTGGTTTGAATAGTAAGAACTTCTCTGTTTTCACCTTTAGGACCAGATACTTCTATTTTAAACTCATTAAAACTATTTGGTGTGTTTTCAGCCGCCTGCTGACTTAACATTACACTGCCTGGCAGTTTAATGGAAAGATTTACTTTAACTGTATTATTCATGTTACTTATTGATACTAAAATCAATCTCAATTGGTTCCAATACTATTGGTTCAATAGTTAACTCTTCTTGAGTTATCTCTATTGCTTTATCATCCCACATATCAGCTATACCAGATTTCTGGGATGCAGTCTCTTCCATATTCATATTTCATTGTCAAAATCAGGATGTTTATTCATTAAATACTTACTTACATCTAATACTACTAAATGCTGCACTCCTATAGCTGTAATTACTCCTATTATTATATTCTGCCATGCAGGCAATACTTCCCATGATGATAGATATAATATACATAGAATAATTGTTATGATTGTAGTATTACAGTATATACAATAACCTAATGGGTATGCTAACCAAGCCTTGAATCTATCAATCTTTCTAGGCTTTATGTTAATACACTCATTGCACCATAGGTCATCTTCAATCTCAGCCCAAGGCTTCAACCATCTGTAGTAGATGAAGTTGAATATCTGATTCTCTCCTTTAAGGCAATTCCTATAGAATAGCCCTATTAACCCTCCTACTAATCCTAGAAGGATAAACTCAAATAACAGTGTAATCATCGGTTATACACTTTAAGTTCTTTACCATTACATGAGGCAAACAACATAAATACTCTACTTCCTTTTCTTCTTAGTACTTTCATTACTGTAATGCATTAAGTATGTTACTGTGTGTGTCATCAAAGTTGAATTTGTCAGTGGGAACTACATAGCTCCAATAACAACAAGTTACTATGTTACCACCCTCATCCAGAAGATATGCTGTATGGTTATCACGAAAATTTCTAAGTCTCCAATCATAACCATCATCACTTACCATTACTGGAGCTTTATCCTTCAAAAAGTAAACATTATCCCAGTTTCTTTCATCTTTAGAAGGGAATAACAAGCATTCGCCACTAGGATAACCTTTATAGTATCTACCATCGTTATAAAAGGTAGAGGTTGACTCCCCTACTCTAACTTCTATCATGGCGTCACTTACACTTTTAAGTTCAACTTCTCCAAACAAAGGACTATATAATTTAGTACCTTTAGGAGCATTTTTGAGTATTTCTGCTATATTCATTATTTGAAATAATTAGGTTTATAAAATATTCTTTTCCACCAAGGAAGATTCTCAAATACATTGATGATATTTAATGCCCCATCAAGGATAGCCAGTCTTTCATCACCATATTCCTTCACAATCTTATGAGTTTTCTCAAATATCTCATCACAGATTCTTCTGATTTGATAGTATAATTTCTCAGATGGGTCTAATGTTCCACCAACACGAATATTCTTACCTCTCCACCTATAATTAAAATCAATAACTATATTAAGGCGAGGTATATTACTCTGGCTTCTCAGTTCATCATATTCTTTCTTTGAAAGAATAACACAGTTCTTATTATCTTCCATATTACAAATCTATAAGATTACATTTACTAATATACTACTCAAACCAATCAGGGATACCAAATATACTATACATTATAAGCAACTGTATAGCACATATCAGTATAAGTACAATAATCATCTTGCCTAAGTCTGGTATAACTAACCACCAACTCTTGACATTCCACCAGTATCTAACTAATGTATTCTTCATAAATAGCACCATTAGGTTTCATTCCTTCACAATTCTTTTTGACTTTATTTATATACTCAATTGCTTCTTCCTTTGTACAACATACTGCAATAAGGTAGTTATTGAAGTAAACTCTATACTTGAAAGATTCAAACTCACAATCTAGTATAACTGAGAACTTATTTTTAATAGTCTCAACCTTCTTACTTTTTACACTATTGCCTTTCACTATGTAAAGTGCAATAGCACTAATTGCACACATAAGGATTGTAATCCATACTATAATTATTACCATATTACTATTTTTTAATTAGTTTATTGTTCCTTCAAAGTGCACTCTACAGGTATTGATTGACCTTTAATATATTGTTTAATTAAAGTACAATACCTTGTAGTGTGCCTTCTACTATTCCTTATAGTTTTACTCCTGCAATAAGGACATTCACCACAGGAGTATATCCTTATTACTTTCATCTCTTTTCAAGTTTAACTTCAACAGTAATAGGTTCAATGTCCTTCCACTCAGTAATATAGTTACTATCTACTGGTTTACCACCATTGAATGTACAAATAGTTATGTGTGGGATTTTATTTACAGATACTAAGGGGAATATATTTACTTTAAAAGCCATAGCTTTATCAGATATTCCTATCCCTATAATCTTTATTTCAAAATCCTCATGTAATTTATCTATTAGAAAATCATGAAGATTACTATTATCCCACGTTAGTTGAGACCTATGTAATAATGTACAATGGTCTAAGTACTCCTTCTCAGATTTCAATATTTCAGGTTGATAATTAGAATTAATCAACCAAGTTTTCAATTCAGCTTTACTCTCTTCTGTGAGAAATAAGCCTATGTATTCAAAGTTCTTCATATAATTGTTTATTAGAATTTACATTGAAAATACCAGATGTTTGATTACCTGTAATCAGCAGGAACATCTGGTATTAATAGTAGTCTATCAGCCAACACAACCGTTCTTATTGAATCTACTAAAGTAACTTTGCTAGTGCAAGAGGTTACAATCCATCATGGGTGAAAGTTAGTGTATACAAACCATCGTACTCCTTATAGGACTCGAACCTATGACCCACGCCTTAGAAGGGCGTTGCTCTATCCAACTGAGCTAAAGGAGCATATGTAACCATGTTTCACAACATAGCTACATCAATTTAATTTAACCTATTATATGCCTAAAACAACAATTTCAATTAAAAATGTAACAGTCTATATTCACATACTGACTGTTACTGTCAAACATTTATCAAACAAGAATCAATTGCTTTATGAAGTTATTCAAATAACTCTATTTCTAATCTTTATCTGTTAATACTAACACAGGTTGATAACCTTGTTTATACAGAATAGTAGGTTCATACTCATCCATTAGTCTGTCTCTGTCCTCTAATGGTGCTTTTAATATGAGTATTACAGCAGACATAGTTTCCCAATCCATAGATATAACCTGATTATTCCATTCACAATCAGGATCAGTATATATTATCCAATACACATAACCTCTCTTTGATTGAGCACCATGATACTCTACTACACTTGAAGGATTAAAGGTAGCATAGTTCCATGTATCATCAGGTTCAGTGTATCTAACAATAGGCTCAAACTTCACACAACTACAAGCTACTGTTAATAACAGTATGCTTAGTATTATATTTTTCAAGTGTTTCATGACATTCTTTTATTAGTTTACCAATAGGTTTATTGATGGTTTTCTTGAGAAGAGAGTACTGTTTAGCACTCTCCTCACTCTTAAAATCCTGATTAGTCTTCATTAAATTCAGGTTCATCGACTTCATAAGGAAATTCTTCCCAGTTATAAGGTTCATCCATATCTTCTAGCTTTAAATTGTTCAATCTGATTCTTTAACCCTAACTCAAACTCTTCAAGTGGTGAGAGTTTAGGAGTGACAGAAGTGCTAATCATAAGAAATAACTTACTGTTATTATCATGATTCTCTTTAAGCATAGCTTTATGAGCTTTCTTTGATGAGCTGTAGTTCTCTGAGGATGCAATACAAGCTCTGTTTATTCTTTTTCTCATTTGAAATGTTATTTGTTAATTGTTATGTTATAAAGAAATAGAGTAAGCGCATTATATTGTTATTATGCTATTACATGACCTCGTGAGTCACTCTTTCTCTTACTCTATTAATTGATGGTGCTACTCTTAATTCCATCATTGTGTATCACGTAGTAGCCTACGCATTTCACATATCCAACTTGTGAAATGATGTTCCGTACTCTTATATTTGCACTAGACTTTGTTTAAAAGTTGATGCCTCTTTATTAAAGTGTAGTGTGGATTAGAACAGAGAAGTTGAGAGAGGAGTCGAACCTCTATTACTAGTTACTTTCTCCATTTATAACTAGTGTTCTAACCATTAAACTACTCAACTTAATTAATTTGCAATGAGATTTTCATTAAAGAAAATAGATACCTTTTCTCTAATTATTATAGTTGTATCTAACTAATCTAATATAACTTTACTACGGCACATTGCCTAGATTTTACTAATTCATACACCTTTACTCTCTAATTAAGTTTACAGTGACAGGGAATTTCTCACTAAGTCTATTGATTCTTCAGTTATATATGATATAAAACTTACTAATCTCATCACAGTCCTAAATTATGAGCTGCTTAATTAAATTTCATGCGGCTTACATTGAAGAGTATAGATTATAACTACTGTCTGTCTCATGTGCTATCATATTCTATTATATTTGTTCTTTATGTTTCTGATAGATTTAGCCCTCTATCTAATGTTATCAACTACTATTATTCATTGATTAACTAGGCATAATTGTTCATTGGATTTACACTATGTGTCATTGTAGAAACCTGAATAATAAATTTATTATCCCTAAGGTTTCAGGGTTTATAAATAAACTAAGTTAGCTATAAAGTGACTAAATTCTTGTTGAATTAGTCATGTTTTCTATCTTTTGATGACACAATACAGCCAATTGTTATGGCAAATAGGGCTATTATAGTCCAAATTATGTCACTTGTGAATGAAGGTTCTAATAGATTCATCAGTAAATACAGTTATTAATTTGCCAATCAGTTGCTTATGTCAAATGTGAAAAGAGAGATGTAAAGTGGAGATATGTTTCAGATACTCAGCCACTTACACCTCTTTATTAAACTATTACTTCAAGTAAATTTAGCGCATTTAGCGTTAAATTTTAACTCTTAGTATATCAGACTCTCCTTCTTTCTCAAGAGTCAATAACTGTGCTTTACTCAGATCAACTGAGTCTCCAACACCAACAGTAGCATCATTGCTCAATGCAATGTACTTGTTACCACCAGACTTCATAAAGAAGCAAACTGAATTACCATAGGCTGAAGGCACAACCTCAGCTTTAGATACTGCGTTAATCTCTTCATCTTCAAACTTTCTACTTGATTTGAGACTCCATTTACCAGCGTAAGTTCTTAATGTTCCAAAAATGTTCATAATGCTAAATTTTAAATGTTAATGTAATATGTTAATTATGACTCTCCAACATAGCAATAACTCATGCAGAGTGTCAAGAGCTAAGGAGGAGTAATGAGCTTTGCTTATTAATTGTTACTATTTATTGTTAACTCCTTTTAATAACCAGGCACCAAGGAGGAGTAATGAGCACTACTTAGTTAAACTTTACTAATAAATTTGGTAGTCTCATTTATTTTTCATACCTTTGCATTGTTCATAATACTTGTCTGGTATTATATCACCCATGAGGCAAAAGTATTAGTGGGTCAGAAGTTGGGTATTAACTTCAAATAGAAGCCAAGTGTCCCCAATAGAACACAAATGATACATATATAACAGTTATTGCTCCAGCCAACAGACATGTGAAAAGGCAGAGGTAAATGGAGCCTAGGGGAAATATTAACCGCGTAACTAGAAAATATGTATTGATTTAAGCCCTCGCTAGGGGATTATTATCTCCTTTTGAGAGATAAGATAAGTTTGAATTATAAAGAGTTATAAGATATGATCTAGACCAGACACTAGATATGAACACTTTAAATCCAAGGCTATTGATTTAGTCTTGGATTTATTGTTTCTACCAAGTGATTAAAAAAGAAAGTGAGGTTAGACCTCACTTAATCTCTCACTATAAACAATGATGCTATAGCTAATAAACCTATTATACTCCACATAATATTAATGTATTTAATGATTAAAACTTGAAAGAGTAGACTATAATAATAGTCTACTCAATGATTCACACTTTAACATCTAATTCTTAAGATGTCATCCTCACCCTCCTTTTCAAGGGTTAACAATGTAGCCTTAGACAAGTCAATGACTTCACCTACTGCACTAGTAGCATCACTACTACATGCAATATAAGTCTGACCACCAGCCTTCATAGTAAACATGACTGAGTTACCATAATTAGATGGAACTACTACAGCTTGTTTAACTGCGTTGATTTCCTCAGCATCAAATGCTCTTTCAGATTTAACACTCCATTTACCTGCATAAGTTTTCAATGTACTAAAGATATTCATAATGTTTGTGTGGTTAACCTATACACCACAAGGTTCTAATGTTAATTCAAATTCACTGGAAGAGTAATGAGTTAATAGTTATACCATTCACTATATTCATCACTGCCTGATGTAGTATCTATGTACTCAGGATAGTTATTCTCCAAAACTTTAATATATGCTCTAGCAGTATCAACTCTGTTAGTTTGATAGTTCAATGCTATGAGAGTTAGCACTAAGACTAGTGCTAATGTACAGATGATTAGATTCTTGTTCATGATATAAATGTTTTTAGTTATTAATTCAAGTACTGTGGAATAGTAATAAGTAGTCTCTCATAAAACATGAGGGGGGACTATCCCAAAGTTCAAAGTCAATGGGGGTGTAATGAGTGATTACTCCCCACACTTATACACCAAAATAAAATTTTAAAATTAGAAAACACTCTCATTTATACACCAAAAAAAAATAAAATTTAAAAATAATTCAATTGTATATTTATATGCATCAAGGATGTATTTTGGTGGACAAGCCACTTAACTCTAACCTTCAAGTGAAGTTATTCTATTGATACTTAGTGACTTGACATTTATTAACTATAGATATTTGTGTATCTCAACTATTTTACATACCTTTGCAGAGTGATTGATGGAACAATAATTCATAATGTAAGAGCTTTTAAAGAAAAATGGGATGATTGGATTTCATGTTTCCACACTACTCTGGTTTGTGAAAATAGGAGTAGTTTTCTTTTAATTAAATAGATGTAATATGCTTGTAGACCCTAATAAATGTGTTATCTTTAATCATTCTATACTAGAAGAGAAAGAAGATACACTAGAAGAGAAGAAGTTAAAGAGGTTAATTAATCTCAGGGATAAGTGTGATGACAGGTATGGTATATTAACTATATATTCATTAATAGCATTGTTAGCTGTTTTAGTTAATGCAATGTTACAGGGAATACCATTGTATTTGAAGTATTTAGTGTTAATTCCTATATCACTTTCAATACCTTTGGGTATTTATTTAGTAGGAGTAGGGTTCTTGATTTATAGTAAGTATTTAGATAAAAAGATAAGGAAGTTATGAAAGTAGTAGTAGAAGATAAGAATAGAATTAAAGAGGTGGTATTTAAGTATCCTCATCTAATGAGTGGTACTGCTGCTAATGATATTAAGGAAGAGTATTATGATATACTTGAACTTGAAGAAGAATTAGATAAATATAGAAGTCATGTTAGGTTACTAGAGTCTACAATACTAGAGAAGAAGAAAGAATTTATTAGTAAATCTGAACTATTCTCTTTAGTATTTGAGACTAAAGAAGAGGAACAAGTAGATAGGGTTACAGTTAATGGTGCCATTATTAATCCTACTGATGCAAGTAACAAGAATTATGGATTAAAATAGTGTATAGATTGCTCTATAGCTTAATGGATAAAGCAACAGATTTCTAATCTGTGTATCTGAGTTCGATTCTCAGTAGAGTAACTGAATACAGATGAAGATAGACAAATTTAACTGAAAAAGATTACTTAGTATTTGCTAACTGTAGGCTAGCAAGGTTAGTGTAAGAATAGTAATTAAAGTAGGGTATATTTGAAGATGGCTTCTATCTAGTTAAGAAAGGTACAGCTTAACTCACAGGTTCAAATCCTGTCATCTGCACAAAAGGTTTTTCTTTTTGATAAAACATTTGCTAACTTAGAGTACTATGAGTTAATGAATGGTTTTCTTTTACCTTGGCATTAAGATAAAAGCAAAACTCACATTGGAATGAAGCTTAAGTGGTATAAGCAACAGACTGTTAATCTGAAGATAGTAGGTTCAAGTCCTATCATTCCAGCATAACATATTAACTTCAAATTTATATTGTTATGAAAAGAGTTCTTAATTTAGTAAAGAAAGCAGTTAAAGCATACTGTGAATTAGCTGCACAGAACTATGCATGGAGATACACTGGTAATACATTTATCTCTAATGAGTAGTTAATAATTTAAGAGACTGGGTTGAGCAATTTGCTCTTCCCAATTAATAGTTGAAGTTAAGTTAATATTGGAGTATAATCAGTAATTGGTAGCTGGGGGGACTGTAAATCCCTTCTCTCTGAGACTGGGGGTTCGAGTCCCTCTACTCCAACTTAGGTTTTTTTTTCATTGACAAGGAAAAAATAATATGCAGATTACTTGTATATATGAAATAAAATACATACCTTTGTAACATCAAAATAAAAGATATATGGAATATGGATTATTAACTCCAATTGAAGATAATGAAGTACATGAATCATCATTTAATGGTGCAGAGTTCTTTATTAACTTTATAAATAAACTAGAAGGTTATAAAACAAAGTGTAAAAATCTTCATTGGGCAGCACCTAAGAAGAATATTCATGTTTACTTAGATGAATTCTTAGAGAAAGTTGAGGACTTTCAAGATATTCTTGCTGAAGGATATATGGGAATTTTAGGTAAAATGCAGCCTAATGTTATTAAGGGAATTCCTAGTGATGCACTAAATGCAATGGATTTTATTGAAGAAGTTAGAACTAATACATTAGCTTTCTATGATAAGATTCCTCAAGAAACAGTCTATGTTGGTATTAAATCTGAATGTGAGACTTTTATTCAGGAGATTAATCAATATAGGTACTTGTTTGGCTTGTGTGATATTAGACCATACTAATGGCTCTATGGCGAAATTTGGTAGTACGCATCAGACTTAAAATCTGAGATTCAGAAATGAGTGTGTGGGTTCGACTCCCACTAGAGCTACTTAGTTGATGCTTCTTTCATATAAAGGTTATTATGCCTCTCTTGTAAAGAGGTCATATGGGTTCAATTCCTACAAGGAAGCTCATAGTGCACTTGATTACTATATGTTTTCATACTGCACTTTAAAAGAAAGAAGTTACTAAAAGCTGCTATTCATTCAGTGACAGAGTAACACTCTATGCTACAATGAATCTCATTAGAGGTAGATGATAGAGGGTTCTAGCTAAGCAGATACTGGAGAAAGAGGAGTACCAATAGCAAATCTCCTCAAAATTGCGAGGTAGTGTAATGGCAACATGTGTGGCTCATAACCACAAGAAGCAGTAATACTGTGTTGGAAGTTCGATTCTTCCCTTCGCAACTAATTAAAGTAAAAGTAATATGGCAATGGAAGTAGAAGCTAAAGAAACTTATATGGAAGCTATTTATAAACCTACTGTAAGAGGAATAATTCAAGCTGTCAATGAGTTGGAGATTAAGAAAGAACAGATAGTTACACTTATTAAACAAGGTGAACAGTATGTTCTAGTGTATTACAAATAACTAAGGAAATATGAAAGAAAAGAGTTTAGTAAAGAGTGAGAAGAATGATATTAGTTATGGTCCTGAAGAACTCAAAGATTTAATTATCTTTGATGCAGTATCTAAGTATAAGTCAGTTGCTAGAGCAATTAGAAGAGGTGATGTGACTAAATATGGTACTATAACACCTAAAAGACCTTTCAATAATAGGGCGAACACCTCTAGAAGAGCTGGTGTTAATAGCAGAACAATGAATGAATATAAGAAGAACATTTATGGAAGACTCACAGGAAAAGCAATATGATTATAATAGTGAACCAGTAGAATATTGCACTAAATGCTTGTCTCTGGCTATTAGAGATGTAAATGGACAGCCCTATTGTGATAAGTGTGGCTGCACTCAAACAGATAAGACTGACATCTATACTTGGGAGAAGAAGTATGGTGAAGTTTATGGTGGAAGTTACTTAAACAAATAATAGTAGAAGATGGAAAAAGAAATGAAGATGGAACCAAAAGGTCCTAAGGAATTATCAAGAGAGCAGTTAACTGGAATGTTACATCAGTTATCTGAACAAGATAGAAAGTTAGTTGAAGAGAATAGAAAACTTAAGGGTGCTATACAAGAGATGTATATGACTAATACCTTTAAGAGACTTGATTATCTGTTTAAAGTAGTGGAATCTACTAACTCTGTCTTTAGTAAAGACTTTATTGCTAAGTGTGCTAAAGAGATTGAGGATATTACATTTGGTACTGAAGAACCTGTAACTGAAGAATAAGGAGGTTATTATGGAAGTGGCAGCTAATAATGTAATTAGAATACCTACCTCTCAGAAAAAGTTCTTTCGTTTTTGGTTTGAATTTCTAAAGCCATTCCATAAGTTAACTGATAGAGAGATAGATGTAATTACAGCATTTACTTATGAAAGGTACTTATTAAGTAAGGTAATATCTGATGAGGATATACTTGATAAGGTAGTAATGTCTGAAGATTCTAAGAAAAAAATAAGAGAAGAGTATAAGGTTACTCCAGCATACTTTCAAGTAATTATGGGGAAACTAAGGAGAAATGGACTAATAGTTAATAATAAGATAAATCCTAGATTTATACCTAATATAACTGAAGATAATGGTTCATTTAAACTAATGCTTTTATTTGATATACAATGAGTTATCAGGAGATATTAAAGAAAGTAGCCATAGAACTTAACCTTCCAGTGGAAGTAGTGAAGCTGGCTTATGAGTCACACTGGGCTTTTATAAGGGAAACTATAACAAGTTTACCTTTAAAAGAATCACTGAATGAGGAGGATTTTAGTAAGTTAAGGACTAACTTTAACATCCCAAGTATTGGAAAAATGTCAGTCACATGGGAGAGATACTTGGGTAAAAAGAAACAATGGGAAGTGATAAAAAGCATGAGACATGTATAGTAAAGAGTGGTATGAGAAAAATAAGGAAAAAGTAGCAGCTCAGCAGAAGGAGTATTATCAAAATAATAAAGAGAAGAGGAAGCTTTACAGGAAACAATATTATCAGAATAATAAGGATAAAGCTAAATTGTGGAAACACAATAACAATTCTGAGGAGGCTAAAAACTATAGAAGGCAATATTATTTAGATAATAAAGAAAAGTGGGAAAACTACAAGAATAATATGACAGTTTCCCAAAAAGAATCAAGGTTAGAAACTGTTAGGAAGCTAAAGAAGTCTTATGGTCATTCTCATAAATCAGAACTCATAGCACTTAAAGGTAATAAGTGCTCTATATGTGGCTTAGAATATAATGGGAAGAATGGTGCAATATTTGATTTTCACCACATAAATCCAGAAGAGAAGGATTTTAATATAACCAGTTATTTAAGGCATTATAATAAAATTCCTGAAAGAATTTATAGAGAAGTGGAAAAATGTATTTTACTATGCTCTAATTGTCATAGATTAGAACATTCTGATGAATACTAGGCAAACTTACTTGCACTTATGAGAGAATGTTAGGAGTTAAAAAGAGATTTGAATATATAAAAAGAATAAGGGAGAAATGAGAGTAATTAAGAAGATTAAACCAATGTTCACTACTGTTATTACAACAATGAACATTCTTGAAGAAAAAGATATGTGTTTCTCAGGAACTAACATAATTGATAGTTCAAAGATGAGAAGATCAGTAGATGAGTTCCAGACAGTACTAGCAGTTGGACCACATGTAAATGGTGTTCAGGTTGGTGATTTAGTATGCATTAATCCTATTAGGTTCCTTAAACCTAAACAGGTTAAAAAGCCTAATCAAGCCCCATCATTAAAAGATGGTATGGAGGAATATCAAACTGAATTGAATTATCAATTTGATATAATTGAAATTGATGGTAAACCATGCTTGAAGTTGCAAGATAGAGATATTGATTATGTCATTGAAGACTATGAAGAAGTAGAAGAGTTTGACTCTAATCCTACTATTGTGACTGAAGAGCATCTAAAAGGTAAACCAAGAATTGACTTGAATTAATAACAAAGCCTAGCTTAAGTAAAAATTAGGCTAGGCTTTTTAAGTTTATACACCTATGAAACTAATAGAATATATAAATTTTGAAATAAAAATAAGTGATGAAGCACTTCTTGTAAAGCCTATCAGGATGCTTTATAATAAAGATAGAAGCAAAAATAAAGAGCAGTTTATAAGGCAGATGAGTTATTTATACTTTTATGCTGATCCAAGAAGTTCTTATAACTACATAACTAATGATGAAGAAAGATCTAAAGCTATTATAGCTCAAGAGGGGTTACCTAAAGACTTCAAGCCATCTGAAGAACTAGAAAAGGCTATTAGTATATACAGACAGCTTACTACTACTACTTCCCTGTTACTTCTACAAGATACTAGAATAGCTGTAGATAAGGTTAGAGATTTTCTAAGAAATGTGGATTTAAACCTATTGGATGATAAAGGGAAGCCTGTATATACTATTAACAGTATAACAGCTACAATAAAACAAATACCTCAATTAGCTAAAGATTTAGCAGAAGCAGAGAAGTTAGTTACTAAAGAAATTGAAGAACAAGGCAGGGCTAGAGGTAGTCAAGGAAATAAAACATTAATGGATGATGGAGTATTATTATGAGAACTGAGGATTATATAGAAGCATTAAACAGGCTAAGAGAGTTAAAAGGATTAAAGGGGTTTTATGTTATTCAGAAAAATAAAGAACCTCATTCACAGTTTAAAGCATATAAAACTATAACTTATACTCTCTGGTTAGTAGTAAATCAAAATAAAGAAAAGGTGCTAACTACTCAGGTTACTGATAGGATAGTTGACTCTAATATTGAGCAAGTAGAAAGGGAGATTAATATATCTTTTATATTAGAACTTTTTAAAATGATTGAAGATGGAATTTAATAGTTATCAAAGTACACTAGAAGAGTTGAAGGTTGATAATGAGCCTCAAGAGATTCAAGATCAGTTTTTTGATTTTATTAATAATGTTCCTTATATAAGGTCTCTTATATCTCCTAACAGGTTGATTACTAAGGATATACCTAAAGATAATGAAGGTAAGATTATAGTAGACATAACTAATCCTCATATCTTAGAAAATATGGATTATTTTAGACCATCAGCTTTACATTTTCAAAAGACAGGTAAATACACTAATTTAAATCCTAATCCTAATCCAAATAGTGAATATGGCAAGTGGATTAGAGAGGAAATAAGAAGATGTTATGAGGGCTATGTTAGAGAAGATGGTGAATGGATAACTGGAGATTATTACTTCTTTTTAAACTATTGTCCTATTCAATTAGCTAAGAAAGATAAGAAAGGAAAGACTATTAGAGTTATAGATTTTCCTAGAGTCTGGGAGGGACACTACTATAAAACTCATTACTTAGATCAAGCTAGAAGTAAAGGAAAGCACGCTATGGAATTAGCTAGTCGTGGCAAAGGTAAGAGTTATCTTGGTGCAGCTATGTTAGCTAAAAGATTTATACTTGGAGAGTCTAAAGAAGTTAATAAGAAAGTACAGTGTGTTGTTACAGCATCTGAAAAGAAATATATTCAGGGTGCTAATCAAATACTTGATATGTTTCAGTATTATATTGACTTTAATGCCGTTAATACTCAATTTCCTTCAAGGAGAATTAAATCATCACTTAATGACCTTCAATGGATTATGGGTTATATAGATGTAGACTCTAATACAAGAAGAGGTACTGAGAATAGTGTAATAGGTATTACATCTAAAGATGATGAATCCAAACTTAGAGGTTCTAGAGGTGTGCTATATTTATTAGAGGAAGCTGGTACTTTTGCTAAATTATTGACATTATATAACATACTTAGACCGTCTGTTGAAGATGGTGAGGATGTTTGGGGGCTAATATTTGGCTATGGAACAGCAGGTGATTCTGATTCAGATTTTAGTTCTATGCAGGAGTTAATGTATAATCCAGTGGGTTATAATATTCACTCTGTTCCTAATGTATATGATAAAGAAGGACAAGGTAGAAGTAGATTTACTTACTTCTTTCCAGGGTATCTGAATAGAGCAGATTGTTATGATGATAATGGAAACTCTAATGTAACGAAAGCTATCTTAGAGATACTGAAAGATAGATATATAGTTAAATATAACTCATCTGATATTAACTCTATATCAAAGAGAATAGCTGAAATTCCTATTACCCCACAAGAGGCAATTCTTAAAACTAAGAATAATATATTCCCAATAACTGATCTTAATGAAAGATTAAATCAATTAGATAATAATCCTACTGAGTATAATGATGTATATGTAGGTGATCTTATTTTAGATAGACAAGGTAATATAACATATACACCTTCTAGTAATAAGCCTCTAAGAGAGTTCCCATTAAAAGATAATAAAGCTGCTGGAGCTATAGAGATATTTAATATGCCTGAGAAAGATAATAATGGTAATGTATTTCCAAATAGATACATAGCTGGATTAGACCCTATTGATGATGACTCCTCAAATACCCTATCTTTATATTCTATGTTTGTATTAGATTTATGGACAGATTCTATAGTAGCTGAGTATACTGGCAGATTAGATTATGCTGATGATAATTTTGAGATAACTAGAAAGTTATGTTTATTCTATAATGCTAAATGCTTGTATGAATCTAATAAAAAGGGAATTTATGCATATATGGCTAGAATGAATTGTTTATACTTATTAGCTGATGTTCCTGAGTATCTTAAGGATAAGGACATGGTTAAATATTCTACAATAGGTAATAAGAGTAAAGGAGTTAATGCTAATAAACCAATTAATGACTATGCCAATACTTTAATCAGGAATTGGTTAATACAACCAGTTACAATTATTAATAAAATAGATGGAGAAAATACTGAAGTTACTGTACCTAATTTATATAGAATAAGAAATAGAGCTTTAATTAAAGAGCTAATATTATTCAATCCTGATATAAATGTTGATAGAGTTAGAGCATTAGGCATGTTAATGTTATATAGAGAACAGTTTATGATTACTACACATGGTGATCTTAAAATGAAGGAAGATATAGGTTCTGATTTAGCCAATGATCCCTTCTTCACTGATAACTATGATAAAAAGATAAATAATAACAGGATTAACTGGTATCCTACAAGGCAGTAAATTTAGTAAAGAGTGTAAGTAGGTATAAATAATTCACTTATGGTATTGCATGGGTGGATTATTTTACTTACTTTTGCACTATCTAATAGAAGTTATATGGAAGATAGATATATAATATACTTACATGTTAATAAGATTAACAATAAAGTATATGTAGGAATCACTAAACATTCTAATCCTGAGTTAAGATGGAGACATGGTAGAGAATACAGAAAGAATGTAGTCTTTACTAGAGCTTTAGATAAGTATGGTTGGGATGGATTTGAGCATATAGTCCTCTTTAGAAATTTACCTAAAGAAATTGCTTGTAAGTTGGAGATTAAACTTATAGCAAGATACAGAAAGAAAGGTATTTGTTATAATGTAGCAGATGGTGGTCAAGGAACTTCTGCAATGAATAATATTATAAAAACTAAGATAAGTAAATCATGTATTGGTAAGAATATTGGTGATTCTAATCCCATGAGAAATCTTACAGAAGAACAAAGAAAGTTTCATTCAGATAAGATGAAAAGAACATGGGAAACTAAAAGAGAACTAATTCTTATCAATCAGAAAAAGGGATTTGAAAGAGCTAGAAAAGAGGGTAAGTATGATAATAGACATCCAAACTTTACTGAAGAAGGCAAAAAGAGAATATACTCTGCTGTTAGTAAAGCTAAAAGTGTTTCAGTTTTATGTTATTCTCTAGACTGGGTTTTTATTAAAAAGTATAAATCTATAAGTGAGGCTAATATGAGTTTTAATAAAGAAGCAAAAAGACCAGATATATATAGAGCATGTAGAGACTCTACTAAATCCGCTTATGGATATAGATGGAGATATGAGGGAAAGGAGGTAAATAATGGATAATCAGTTTGCCAATTTCCCTAGACAAATGTTGCCTTTCAGTGCTAAAACTAAATCATGGAGACGTAGCTGCGTCCTGTGGGCTAATAATAAGACATTCTTTAATTATAGTCTTGTCAGAAAGTCTGTTGTCCATAAGCAGATTAATTACAATCTTCTTAGAGGAAAGATTAATATGCAGGATATGCAACTAGTATTGAATCCTGATGACTTGAAGGCAGGATATATACCAGATAGAATACAGCACTACCCCATCATGAATTCCAAATTGAATGTTCTAAGAGGGGAAGAAAGTAAGAGAGTCTTTGATTTTAGAGTAGTTGTAACTAACCCACTAGCTATATCAGAGATTGAGAATAATAAGAAGAATGAGTTATTACAAAGACTTCAAGAAGAGGTCAGTGACACTTCTCAAAGTGAAGATGAATTCAATGAAAAGCTTGAAAAGCTCAATGATTACTTTACTTATGAATGGCAGGATTTAAAAGAGATTAGAGCTAATGCTCTCCTCAATCATTATATTAAGGAATATGATATTCCTCTTATATTTAATGAAGGTTTCATGGATGCTATGGCTGTTGGTGAAGAGATTTACCAATGTGATATAGTAGGTGGTGAACCAGTAGTAGAGAGATTGAATCCTCTTAAAGTAAGAGTATTTAAAGCAGGCTACAGTAACAAGGTAGAAGATGCTGATATTGTCATAGTTGAAGACTATTGGAGTCCAGGCAGAGTTATAGATACATGGTATGATGTACTAACACAGAAAGATATTAAGTATATTGAGTCTTTGCCTGATCATATAGGTCAGAATACTGTGGATAGTATGGATAATATAGATGAAAGATATGGCTTTGTCAATGCTAATATGATTGGTGATGAGGTTACAACTTCAGATGGATTCTATTTTGACCCTGCTAATTTATTCCCTGAAAGTGTAGGTACATCACTTCTTCCTTATGATTTAGCTGGTAATCTAAGAGTACTTAGAGTATATTGGAAATCAAAGAGAAAGGTTAAAAAGGTTAAGTCTTACAATCCTGAAACAGGTGAAGAAGAATATAACTTCTATCCAGAAGATTATGAAATAGATAGAAATAGAGGTGAAGAGGAGTACTCTATGTGGATTAATGAAGCATGGGAAGGTACTATGATTGGTAATGAGATATTTGTTAATATGAGACCTAGATTGGTTCAATATAACAGACTATCAAATCCATCAAGATGTCACTTTGGTATTATAGGTTCTATCTATAACTTAAATCAAGGAAGACCTTTCAGTTTAGTAGATATGATGAAGCCTTATAACTATCTTTATGATACTATTCATGATAGATTGAATAAGGCTATAGCTAATAACTGGGGAGCATTAGTTAGAATGGATTTAGCTAAGGTTCCTAAAGGCTGGGAAGTTGATAAATGGATGTACTATGCTAAGGTTAATCATGTTCTAGTAGAGGATAGTTTTAAAGAAGGTAACTATGGTGCTGCTAGTGGTAAGTTAGCTGGTGCACTTAACAATGCTTCTACTGGTGGTATTAACTTAGACCAAGGTAATTATATTCAGCAATTAGTCAATCTGCTTGAGTTTATCAAGATGGAGATGGCTGAAGTTGCAGGTATTACTAAACAAAGAGAAGGTCAAATTAGTAATAGAGAGACTGTTGGAGGTGTGGAAAGAGCTACTCTTCAATCATCACATATTACTGAATGGTTATTCATTCAACATGATGATGTAAAGAAGAGAGTACTTGAGTGCTTACTTGAAACAGCTAAGATAGCTCTTAAAGGTAGATCTAAGAAGTTCCAGTACATATTATCAGATACATCTACCAGAATAATGGAGATTGATGGTGATGAATTTGCTGAGGCTGACTATGGTTTAGTTGTAGATAATAGCAATGGAACTCAGGAACTCAATAGTAAATTAGATTCTTTAGCTCAAGCTGCACTTCAAACTCAGACTTTATCCTTCTCTACTATTACTAAGCTCTACACTTCAAGTAGCTTAGCTGAAAAACAGAGATTGATTGAAAAAGATGAGCAGGAGATTAGACAAAGACAACAGAAAGCTCAGCAAGAACAGCTACAAGCTCAACAGAATATAGCTCAAGCTCAAATGCAACAGAAGCAAGCTGAAATGCAGTTAAAGGATACTATGAATGTTAGAGATAATGAGACTGCAATTTTAATTGCTCAAATGGGTAAATATGCTAATGAAGAGACTAGTGAGGATGTTGAGTTTAGTGAAGAGGCTAAAGCTAATCTACAAGAAAAAATTAGAGAATTCGATGAGAAGTTAGCCTTTGATAATAAGAAGCTAAGAATTGAAAGTCAGTTAAAGAAAGAACAAATAAATAAGAAACCAAATAATACTAAGTAATATGAGAAGATATAATGGTATAATTGAGTCAGAATCTGCACCATCAAAGTTTGATTTGTGGATGTTTAGAGGCTCATTAAAGTACTTTGGTCCTAATGGCTGGGCTAATGTTTCATCTGGTGAAACACAAGACTTAGCTAAGGTAGCTTATAGTGGTGATTATAGTGATTTGATTAACACTCCTACTATCCCAGAACCTTACACACTGCCTGCTGCAACTACAAGTGTAATTGGTGGAGTGAGGAAAGCTACTAATGTATCAAACCTAGCAACTGGAGCTGAACTTGCAACAGTGGTTACTAAGGTAAATGCAATTCTGTCTGCATTAAAGGTGGCAGATATAATGGTTAAGGATTAAACTAAATACTATGTTTTTTACACAAGAAGATTATAGAAAGATAGAGAAGTGGCTCCTTGCAAACAGTAGGAAAGATACTGATTTTGTAGGAGCTGTAACTCCTTTTAAAGGAAATGAAACTGTAGTTCTTGTACAGAATGGTAAGAATGTAAAAACATCAGTGAAAGATGTAGTTGAACAACTATTTCTTCTTGGTGTATCTGACTTTGTGAACATTACTGATAAGTATGGTGAGAGTTATATTTCACTATCTCAAGCTATAGAATTAATTCCTTATAGGAGTAGAAAGGTTGGTCAAGTAATTACTTTCTTGGATGAAACTGGGAAATGGTCAATGTACCAATTTCAAGGTCTAAGAAAGAACCAATGGAATACTCTATCCCTTTGGGTTGACCTGATAGACCTTATGAAAGGTATGACTGTTGTAGATAGTGAGGATATTGTAACTGAGGTAAACAGTGCAAATCAAACATCTCTCAAGTTTGCAGATAAAACTTATAATGAAGCTGACTACTCAGGTTTAGGCAGAGTATATCTTAGAAAGAATATTGTAAATGTTGAAGACCCTGTAACAGGTAATGTAGTTAAGATGAATTACCTTACACAGTCAATGATTTCTAAAGAGAATACTATCTATATTATACAATATGATTATAGTTTAAATGGTCAAACTATAATTATACCGGATAATTGTGTATTAAAGTTTGAAGGAGGGCAATTAAAGAATGGTACTATTAATTTTAATAATTGCAATATAGATAATATTGGTAATTCTATAATATTAAATAATTGTACTTTAAAAGGAAGTTTAAATAAACAAGTCATTTATAGTGATTGGTTTTATTTTAACTCTGATGATTGTACAGATACTCTTAATGATGTTTTTAAAATATCGGAAGGTTGTCGATTTATAATAAGTGAAGGAGTTTATAAGGTCTCTGTAAAAAACTTAATTGGAACAGATTATGCTGATCCTATGAATACTTCTATATTGCAACCTCAATCTAATTCTCATATTACTATAAATGGTACTATTCAATTAATTTCTAACGATAGAACTCATTATAATATAATAGGTATTATAGATAAAGATAATATTTTATTAGACGGTACAGGTGAAATTATAGGGGATGTAGAAACTCATACAGGAACAACTGGTGAATGGGGACATGGAGTTTTAATTTCAGGTTCAAGAAATATTAACGTTAAAGATTTAAGAATATCTTATTGTTGGGGAGATGGATTATCTGTATCTTATGCAGAAAAGATATTAACTGATAAGGGACTTGTAAATTCACCTTATAGTCCTCCCGAAATTATAAATATTACAAATATAAAAAGTTCTTATAATAGAAGATTAGGAATATCTATAATAAATGGTGATGGAATTATATTAGAAAATTCAATAACTGAAGGTAATGGTACTATAAACGGAACAAGTCCTAAAGCAGGATTAGATATAGAACCTAATCCGAATCAATCTGTTAATAACGTTATTGTTAATGGATGTTTATTCTATGATAATGTAGTTACTTATTTTCCGTCTGATGGACTTATAAAAGACGAAGCTATCTCATGTATAATACAAAATTCTATTTGTAAAAAACAAGTAACGATAGGGAATGTTGGTAAAGTAATAGGATGTGAAATTAAGTATCTTCTAATAAACGGATCGAGATTTGTTAATATACAAAATAATGTTATTACAGAAGCATTAGTTTTATCTGGAACAACTATAACTGGATTAAATGTTATTGATAATACTTTTTTAGGATTAACTACTGATGGTTATGATTCTTGTATAAGAGTATCTTGTGATAGTTTTTCAAAAGTAAATATAGCAAGTAATAATTTTAGTTTATGTACTAATTCTAATATGAGAAAATTAGTAACTTATACTAAGAAACAAACTAATGCTATTGATATTGTTGATTCTGTAATAACGTATGATAAAACACTTACTTTATTGTTTTATCCTTATGCTAATTTTTATAACTGTGAATTTATATTTAGTGGATTCAATATATATAATATAACTTCTGAATTAGATAAATATCCTGATTCATGTTCTTTTATTGGTTGTAAATTTGCTGCTAATAATAGTTCTTTTTACATAAGAGATAATATAACTGATAATTATAAAATTACTATAGAAAATTGTGAATATTATACTAAACAAGATAATCCTACAGATTTTATAAATTCTATCGGTCATACTATTGCTTTAGATTTAGTTGTATTAAATAATAAAGGTAAAAGTGTATTCTTAAAAAACGATATAGATGAAGCTCATAAAAGACCTATTATTAATAATAATTATAATGGTCATAGATTTTATAATCTAACTAATAAAAGACCTGAATATTATTATAATAATAATTGGTGGGATTCATGTGGTTATAATGTAAATGAAAATAGAAATTCTGACGGAACATTAATTGAGAAAGTAAGAATTGTTTCTGATAGTTCTAAAATAGTAAATAGTAATATTAGATATGTGATAGTATCCGACATCGACCTCCAAGGAGAGACTCTTACTATACCAGCAGGATGTACTCTTGATTTTCAAGGAGGCAGTTTTGTTAATGGGACTATTGTATGTAATAGTTGTTATATACAAGAAAATGGCAAGAAAATATTTGATAATGTTATTTTTTTAGGTAAAATAAGAAATAAATGCTTGTCAGTATTATCTTTTGGTGCTATTCCTACCCCAATAAATAGTTCTGTTATTTCTCCAACATACAATTATAGTGTAGATAATACTGAAGCATTTCAGAAAGCTGTAGATAGTGGTTTTAACTTAATTATACCTAATAATCACTTTTATATTGCTGGAAAAGTTATTATAAGTAAAGCTATAACTATAAGTGGGGAAAATAATAGACATTTCTTATCAGGATATACGCCTTATTCCGGAGGATCTGTAAGATCATCTTCTGAGGGCAGTAGTATTCTTTATACTAATACATATAGTACCATGTTTGAAATTAAACATAGGGGTGTTAGATTTGAGAACTGTATTATTGATTATACACAAGTTACAAAACCACAAGATACTGATGCTATATCTGTTATATTATTAGATTTAGGATATGGCTTAAGAGGTGTTATTTTAGATTTATTTATAATAGGAAAAAATTCTATAACCTACGATACTTCTAATCAACCTGTATATTCTAATAATGGAAATGATATTATAGGCATTCAAACTTATAATTCCGGAGATAATGGAGATTGGGATGGAGGAATGTATTTATCTGGTAGTTTTATTAAAGGTACTTATGAAAATTTAGAAAAAGCAATAGATCTATATGTTCCTTTAAATTATGACTGGGATTTTCAACAAACTACTGGTTATATAAATTCAAATACTATTGATATAATAAGTTACAATTGTAAACAAGCTATAACTGCAATTAATTGTGGCGCACTACTCATCAAAGGATGGGCACAGACAGGTAAGTACTTTAAAAAAGAAAATGTTAGAGACTTTCCTGTTATTTCATTAGAGAAATGTTACGATTGTGAATTAAATTTTTATTCTTGGGATTGTGAACATTATTATCAAATGAATGACACTGATTATTATAGAAATACTTTAGCTACTAAAATAATAAGAAGTAGAAATACTTTTGATAATATTAATCCTTCTGTATTTCAATATTATGATACAGTAGAAGTAAATAGGTATCCTGTTCTTCCTATAAATAATATAAAAGGTGATACGGATTATAGAAATGTAATTATATCAGATAATACAGTTAATGCACAAATAGCCTTTAATAATGCATTATCTGATTATAACAAGAAATATGGAATAGTCCCGACAATTACTGCTTATCCTTCATCGGTTAAAAGTAACTTAACTCCTACGACTGATTTAGCAGGTGGAAAATTTTATTTTACTGGAAATATAAAAACTACTAATTTTGGGAATGGTACTACAAGTGGTAATTTTGCTGTAATGTATGATAACAGTACTGAAGATAGTTTAACAACTGAAGATTTTGTTGAAATATATTTTCCTCATGCTAATGGATGCTTCTATAGATTTGGACAATCTACTTTAGCAATTAGTTTATTTACGAATAACGGAGTATATCCAAAGAGTGTTTCATTTATATATGGAGGTAATGAATATGTGGCTAGTACTAAATATACAGAAGGTTCCTTTGCTAATACTTATTATATTCATTCATTAGCTTCTAATATTGCATCTGGTGGATTAAGAATAAGATTATACGGATTTACTTCTGAAAGTAAATACAATGAAAAAGAATCTATCAGGTATCTGTATATATCTCATTGTTATTTAAGCTCTCGTTATAAAAGTAATAATTTTTTAGACTTAAACGGAGATACTTTTCAAGAGTTAGTTGGGTCTCTTAGAATGAAAACTCTTCCTACTTATACTGGAGGAACTAATACCTTAAGTAAAACAAGAAATATATCTTATCATAGTACAACAGGATATGGTTTTGCACAACTTACAGAACTTGATCAGAGTTATATGCCAGTTGTAATATTAGATGCTTCTAATAATCCTTCTATTGGGTTTAAGATAGGGGATAGTATTTATAATTATGACGGAACAACTTATAATAGACTTAGAGGAAATAGTACACAAAGACCTGTATTAACATCAAATGATGAAGGTTTTCAATATTATGATACTACACTTAAAAAAATGATTCTTTGGAATGGTACAGCATGGGTTAATCTTGATGGAACAGCTTTAGCTTAATATTTTAATATATGAAAGATATACAACAACTAATTAAGAAGAATAGTCAAGAGGGAAGATATGAAGACATCTTCCCTAAGACTTTTATTGATGCAGTAGAAGATAGAGAGTCTGGTAATAATTTAACTGAAATATTATCAGGATTTAACATGTACTTTTTATCTTATAATGGAAGTAGGGAACAAACTAGATTGCAAGTTCCTATGTCTATTAGAAAGACTGGATTATGGATTACTTATGTTTTATATGATAAAACTGTAGTAACTGAATGGTATGCAGGAGAAGCTATTGATGATACTTCATTTTCAAATGATTCCAATTGGAGAGATGGTAGTAATTCTCTGATAGGAGATATTTCTATATCCTCAGATGGGTACTGGGTAATTAATGGAGAAGTTACCACTATTAAAGCACAAGGAGAAGCTGGTATTACTCCTATTCTTAGAGTTGGTTCTAACAACCACTTACAAGTTTCTTACTCTAATGGTAGCTCTTATATAGATGTATCACCTAACCCTGTATTTACTCAGTTTAGAGTAAGCAATAATAAGCTTGAGCAATCTGTTGACTTAGGTCTTACTTGGACTGTATCCTCTGATTATATTGCAGCATGGTTTAGATTTACAGGAACTACTGGTAGTAGTCAAGCTGATAATGTTGGTAAGATACAGATTAGTAGAGATAATGGTGCTACATGGTCTGATTTAAGTGGGGAATTTACTAATAGTTTACACATTAAAGGGTATGTAGCTACTGTAGGTGCTCTTCCTTCAAGTGCAGTTCAAGGTGATATTTATGGTGTTGGTCCTACTTATGACCCAAGTGATACTGAACATACTAATCCTATCTATCAATTATATGTTAAAGACAGTACTGGGTGGGTTAATAATGGTAGATTTACATCTATAGCTGCTGGTGTAGTTCAAGATACTGGAACCAGTACTACAGAGGTTATGAGTCAGAAAGCAGTTACAGATGAATTGACTGCAATTAATAGTGATGTAGCAGATTTAGAGCTAGAACAAATACAAGGAGGAGTTTATGATGTTAGTTCTCACAATGATGGTGCAGTTTTTGAATCTCTTTCAGCCCTATTAAGTAGCTCTGATTTAAGTACACTTATTCCTACAGTAGTTCGACATGGGGGTATGAGTATTCGGTTTATACAAGGTTCTGTACCGAATTCTGACAATAAGTATGTGCAGTATAGATATATGGGCACTGATGTTACTGGTAATCCTAACCCTTTCCTTGACATTGTAAATTGGCAGGGAGTGGATAAAGAACTCGTTGCTGGAAGTCATAACCTTGCTGAGAGTGGCGGGGTGCTTAATTCAATTATTTCAACAGATATTGGTATGTCATTACGAGGTGGCAATACAGGAGAAGGTGGTCAAGCCTCGTATTTTCCTTTCAACGTATTGCCTGCTGGAGATTATTATATTGTAATCAACAGCGCAAATGACTTACAGAATATATTTATAGGATTGGCTACTGGTGGTGGAAATCAATATATTACACAAAGGTTAATTGATAACAAACCTATAACTGCTGGCAATCATTATTTCAAAGTAACTTTAACTGGTAGTGAAATAAGAATTAAAATAAGCACTGAGTATAACCAAAATGTTGCTCCTGCTGGCATTACTTGGTCTATTAATGACACAAAAATAGATAGTCTGAATATTGATGAAACATCAGGAAGTGATAAGAGTAAATCAGTCATTGCTTTACGTGAGAATATTGGTAGTGAAAGCAATCCTGAATACAAGACTATAAGTAGTGTTAATATTGGTGCTGCTTCAAAAGTAAAAGCAGGTGTAATGACCGCAGATGACAGAATTAACACTTTAAATGCGAAAGAGTACACAATAGATTGCGATATAGCAATTTCCAGTGGACTTCAATATATTACAGAGGACATTGAGACATTAGTTGGAGATAGTGTGTTAGCCTTTGAGTTAGAAATTCTCGATAAAACTTTTGTAGCAAACACAACAGATTGTTATGGGGTTTATAGTAATGATAGTTACTACAATTTCTTGGTAAGGTCAAATAAGATTTTTTGCTTTAGAAATCCTGCTACGACTGGTTTTAAAATATATGTAAGCCCAAATGTTGTTACTACGGCTGGACATCTAAAAGCACGTCTAAGAATATATACTACTTTTGAAAATGTAGGGTCATTGATATTTTCATTTACTTTAAATGATATTAGCAATCTTGATAACAATTCAGTAGATATTACTCCTGTTATCAAATCATTTAGAAGTACTTATGCAAAATTTAGAATACGAGTTCTTGAAAATACTATTGGATTGGCATCAGGCAGGGAGAAGACATTTCTTCTTGCACACGTTTCTCCATTAAATTATAATCAGATTACGCTTGATAATGATAATAGTGCAAATTTCAACAGTGACCGAGGAACTCCTAATTTCAGTATTTCTTTGCGCCAAGGCTCAGTAACATCAACAGGTACTATCGTTGTCGCTATTGACCTTGTTGAAGAAGATTATGAAAAGATTGCAAACATTGAAGATAATATTAATAGTATAGAGCACAGTATAGTAGATGCAGATGAAAGAATTGTAGATATAGTTAATTATGTCGGAAACAAGTTGTCTATAGGTGGTGAGAATGAAAATCAGTTTGACCTTTTGAAAGCAACCTATATCAATATAGGTTATAACAACACAGAAAGAAAGTTGGTTGATGGAGGTAGGAACCTTTTCCTTATTCCTTTGCAAGAAAACATTGATTCAACAAAATATTATATGTGGAATAGGTTTGATGGCGAAAGTCAGACTGATTATTTCTATAACATCGGTTTTTTTGCGACTAAGGTTCCTGCTGCGGTAGGTGCTGATGTACTTCGTGGGGTTAATAATGATGGCTTCTACCGTGGGTATCTTGAGAACTTTGATTCATCCTATAAATATCTATATCTTGGGTTCTGGTGTAGATCTACAAATGATTATACAATAGTCATTAAGAGGATATATTCTATGCTAAGAACGCTCTGCTTTAAAGAAGACTTTTTACGTTCCTATTTTTCTTCTTATGTAGATTATTACAAAGATAAATATGTAACAGATAATCAAGGAACAGAAAATGCAGGTAAGGTTCTTGGTATAAACGAGTTTGGTGACGTAGTTCCAACAACAGCAACAAATGTTCCTCAAAAAGACATTTATGAACTTGGTGGCGTACCATCTTTCCAAGGTGCAGGAAACGCTAATAAAACTCTTATTATAGATGAAGGCGGTAACGTAGTTCCTGGGATAGTTACAGAGCAAGGAGTATTAACTGGTTTAGTTCAGTATCATCAAACAGCTAAATTGTATCTTGGTGCTGACTTGCTGCCAAGTTCTACTGTTGTCCTTGGAACTGGATGGAGTGGTAATCTGTCTGATGGTTTTACTCATGTGTCAGGGAATACTGATGATTTAACTATTCAGTATAACACAACATCAGGGAAAAATTATGTAGTAGGACTTATTCTTGGAAGCGCAAGTGAAGCCTCTATATATGTTTCTATTGGCAATTCTCCTATAGTTGATACATACAACGGAACTACAAATGCAAACATTGGCATCAAATCAGAAGGTGGATATCTAAAAATTTCTCCTTCAAGTGGTTATAACAGTACTGTCAAAGTTACATTAAAAGAAGTTGTCACTCAGGAAGAAGCAGTTTCAGAATTAGAATTATCTTCAAGAAATGTAAATCATGGTAATACTACAGATGATATTACTGGGTTCTGGAATGTTGCCATAGGTGCAGAGAGTACTTTCAGAAAAAATCAGAATGGTTCAAGAAATATTGCATTTGGCTATAATGCTCTTGCAAACTTCATTTCTGGAACAAGAAATATTGGTATTGGTACATTTGCAATGAGTCAGTTAAAGAGTGGAGACCATAATATTGCCATTGGTTCTGATTCTCTTTGGTACATTAACAAGGCTTCTGATAATGTGGCTATCGGTTTTGGTGCTTTCTGGCAAATGCCCTCAGGTGCTAACTTTGATGCTCAGAGAAATGTTGTCATAGGCGCTAAAACCATGAATGGCGCACGGACATCATCTTATGATAATGTTGCAATAGGCTACCGTTCAGGAACTAACGTAAGTGTTGAAAATCCAAACAAGAATGTTTCTATAGGCGCTAATGCTGGCTATCGTTCCAAAGAAGGAAATGTTTCTATAGGTTATAACGCAGGTAATAATACTTTTGGAAATAACAATGTTGCTGTTGGTAGAGAAGCTGGTGCTTTTTCAACGGCAGAGCAAAACAACTCGATTGCCATTGGTTACAATGCCAAGACTACAAAGAGCAATCAATGTGTTATAGGCAACAGTAATGTGACTGAGTTTATTTTAGGCGGTAAAAAAATTGTATTTAATGAAGGAGGTACTGTAACATGGGAGACAATATAATAAAGTTAGAATTAACTCAGAATGAAGTAAACGATATTTTACTAATTTTGGCAAAGAAGCCTTATGAAGAGGTTTTCGAGTTAATACATAAGATACGAGAACAATCAATGTCGCAATTAGCTCAACTCTGAACCTTCGCAACAACATTATACAAGAGAGATTTAGTTCTCTCTTGTATTTTTAATAAAAATTTTATATGGGATTATTAAAACTAGAAGTATTTAATCAAAAAGATGATAATAAAATTAAAAGTATATGAATAAATACCTAATTATATCCATAATTATATTAGTATCTATTATATCTTTTTTAGGATATACTAATAAAAAACTAAGTAATCAATATGCTATAGCTTATGAAAATATTAAGGCTTATGATGCTGAACTAAGTGGTTTGAAAGATGATACTAAAGTCTATAAATTAACAATAGAACAGCTTAATTACTTCAATGATTCAATCATTAAGAAGATGAATGAAGTAAGAAAAGAGCTTGGTATTAAAGATAGTAAGATTAAACAGATGCAGTATAAGTTATCTCACATTGAAAAGTCAGATAGTTTAACCCTACCAGATACTATATTTGTTAACTCTTTCAAGTTAGATACAATAATGGGGGATGAATGGGCAAATAATCATATCATTATGAGTTATCCTAATAAGATTAAAATAACTCCTAGATTCAAACTGGAGAGTTTTCTGTTTGTGGATGCAAAGAGAGAGACTATCAAACCACCTAAAAAGTTCTTCTTGTTTAGATGGTTTCAGAAACGACATACTGTACTTAACATCACTGTTAAGGAGAATAATCCTTATGTAGAAACTGATAGACAGAAATTTATAGAAATAATAAAATAATATGGAGATGGATACTATACAAATTATCAGCTTATTACTTGGCTCTAACCTAGTCAATAGTATAGTTACAGCATGGATTTCTAGAAGAAAGAATACTGCTGAGGTTAATAAAACCAATGCAGAAGTTGATGGAACTCAACTAGATAATCTTGTGAAGCAACTAGAGTTCTACAAGAAGTTGGTTACTGACTATAAACACCAATTAGAAGAGTACATTCAAATAAGTGAGGAAAACAGGTTAGAGCTTATGAGGCTAAGGAGAGTTGTTAGCAAGATAGTAAATGATGTTTGCTTAGCCAAGGGATGTAGTAAAAGAGTGTATATGGGTGATAAAGCAGTTGAAGAGCTGATAGAAGGAGTTAGAGAAGAAGTAAAAATTAAACTAGATAACAATGAAAAGACTAATAAGTTATAATGTATTTGAAGGAGACCCTAACTTAATTGCAGAAGGTCAGATTCTAGTGATTAGAGACAGCAGTGCTGTAGATAGAATTGCTGATGTACAGCAAAGAATTAATGGTAATATGGTATCATTAATTACAGATAAAGTAACCTTTGCTATAACACCAACTCCAACAGATGCCTCTGTTAGTATTAATGGAGTTGTAGGTACTAGCATTAAGACTTACAAGGGTGCTACAGTAAATTGGGTAGTATCTAAATCAGGTTATAAAACTCAAAGAGGTACTGAAGTAGTTACAACTAATACTACTAAGGCTATCACACTTGAAGCTAATTCATAACTAATATGAAAGTTAAAGTAAAAAGAACATATAAAGGGCCTTTATACTCTATAGGTAAGATGTATGTTAATGATACTTATCTATGTGATACACTAGAAGACAAGGACAGAGGATTAACTAGTCAAATGTCACTTGAAGAGATTAAGGCTAAGAAGGTATATGGAGAGACAGCAATACCTACAGGTGTTTATAAGTTAAACATGAACACAGTAAGTCCTAAATTCAAAGATAGATCATGGGCTATACCTTATAAGGGTATTCTTCCTAGACTAGAGAATGTTAAAGGCTTTGAAGGTGTACTCATACATGTGGGAAACAAACCACAGGATACCCTTGGATGTATCCTTGTTGGAGAGAACAAAGTCAAAGGTCAGGTTATTAATAGTACAGCATCATTTAATAAGCTAATGAAGCTGCTATTACAAGCTAATATAGATAGAGAAGACATTGAGTTAACAGTGGAATGAAAGTAGATTAAAGGGTGTGGTTATTATTAACTAACACCCTTTTATTTTGCTACTTTGTTAAGTGTTTTACTTATAGTAAGACTACTGTTAGACTTATGCTATTGTGTATATGAAATATTTTTCAGAACTTTGCATAGTTTAATTAATGGAGAAGAGTATTATGGAAGGATTAGACATGAGTAATATCCTGTCACCAGATGAGGTTGATAACCTATTTACTGATGATGGGGGTGAAGAAACACAGGTTATTCCACCTGAAAAACAGGAAGAAGATAAAGATAATAAAACAACTACTGAGATTCCTGAAGTAGACCCTGAAAGTCTATTTGATGAATCAGAGAGCGTAGGTAGTGAGAAAGTAGATACTAAAGGCAAAGAGAGTACCTCTTCTAAAGAGACTGGTGCTTCTCCCAAAACTAACTTCTACTCTTCCATTGCCAGTGCTTTGAAAGAAGAAGGTATTCTCTCAGACCTTGATGATGAGACTTTAAGTAAGATTGAAAGTCCTGAAGACTTTGCTGAAGCTATGGAAGCTCAACTTAAAGCTCAACTTGATGAAAGACAAAAGAGGATAGATGAAGCACTTCAAGTGGGTATAGAACCTGATGAAGTTAGAAAGTATGAAGGAACAATCAGTTACCTTAATACTATCACAGAAGATGCTATCATTGATGAATCTGCTGAAGGTGAAAAACTGAGAAAACAACTTATCTTTCAAGATTTCCTTAATAGAGGATTCAGCAAAGAAAGAGCACAAAGAGAGACTCAAAAGTCTATTAGTTCAGGCTCTGATATTGAAGATGCAAAGGAAGCACTAGCAAGTAATAAAGAGTACTTTAAGCAAGAATATGATAATATTATTGCTGAAGCTAGAGAGGCAGAAGAAGCTGAAAAAGCTAGACTTAAGAAAGAGGCAGCAGACTTGAAGAAGGCTATCTTAGAAGATAAGGAAGTCTTTGAAGGGTTAGAGTTGGATAAAACTACAAGAGAGAAAGTTTACAACTCTATTAGTAAGCCTGTCTATAGAGACCCAGAAACTGGTGAGTATCTAACAGCAGTCCAAAAGTATGAAAGAGATAATAGACCAGACTTCTTAAAGAAGTTGGGAGTACTCTTTACATTAACTGATGGCTTTACAAACTTAGATAAGTTGGTTAAACCAGCTGCTAAAAAGCAAGTTAGAAAGAGCCTAAGAGAACTGGAACACACTATCAACACTACTAGAAGAAATACAGATGGAAGTCTTAATTTCATGTCAGGTGTAAGTGATGACTCAGAATCAAAGGTTTCAGACTACGATATTGATGTGTAAATGAGATTGATTAATTTATAAATGTTTAAGACATGGCTGGAAAATTAAGTAAATTCCAAATGATTGGTTTTCAACACTGGAAAGGGTTGACTACTGAAAATCACTTAGGTGCTATATTTCAACGTGCACCACAAAAGGCAACTAATCTTATGGTTCAGTTGTTAGCTTTCCATAGAGGAAAGACACTTGATACATTCCTTAATTCATTCCCTACTAAGGTATTTGACGATGATAGTGAATACTACTGGGATGTTATTGGTTCTTCAAGAAGAAATATTCCTCTGGTAGAAGCTAGAGATGAAAATGGTACTGTTATTACATCAGCTACTGTAGGTAATGTTGGTGTTGGAGGTGCTCCTTTCTATCTTGTATTCCCTGAAGACTGGTTTGCAGATGGTGAAGTAATTGTAGGTAATCTGAATCAAGTATATCCTCAGAGAATTCTTGGTGATGGTAGACCTGAAGGTACTAACTGTGTGTATAAGGTAGAACTTATGGGTGGTAACAGCAAGGGTATTCCTGTAGAAAGATTACTTGCTGGTGAAAGATACTCAGTAGAGTTTGCTCCTGTTGAAAGAGAACTCTCTAGAAAGGTTGGTGATGTTAGATTCACTAGTCCTGTTTCTATGAGAAATGAGTGGACTACTATTAGAATTCAACACAAGGAACCAGGTTCTAATCTTGATAGAAAGCTTGCTGTGGGTATTCCTATGGTACGTAGAGATGAATCAGGTAAACAAGTTAAGGACACTGCAAATAAGTGGATGCACTATGTTGAGTGGGAAGTTGAATGCCAGTTCTCTGAATATAAGAACAATGCAATGGCTTTTGGTACTTCTAACAGAAATATCAATGGTGAATACATGAACTTTGGTAAGTCTGGTAATGTAATTAAGACTGGTGCTGGTATCTTTGAACAGACAGAAGTAGCTAATACTATGTACTACAATGATACTAATGGCTTAATGAAGTTGTTACTGGATGCATTGTATGAACTGTCTGCTGGTAAGTTAGGTTTTGGTGATAGAAAGTTCATCATAAAGACTGGTGAAAGAGGTGCATTAATCTTTAATAGAGAAGCTAAGAAGACTACTTCTGGTTGGATGCCTATCATCTCAACTCAGAATCCTCCTATCTACTCTAAGGTTGCTAGTAACTTTGCACAGAATGCAATTGCAGTAACTGACTATCAGGTAACTGAATGGAGAGCACCTAATGGTGTAATGGTTACTCTTGATGTTGACCCATTCTATGATGATCCTGTAAGAAATAAGATTCTGCATCCTGAAGGTGGTGTAGCTTTCTCTTATAGATTTGATATTTGGTACATTGGTACTATGGACCAACCTAATATTCAGAAGTGTGCTATCAAGGGTCAAACTGAATTTAGAGGTTATCAATGGGGATTCAGAAATCCTTATACTGGACAGATGGGTAATCCTAATATGTCCTATGATGAGGATTCAGCTGTAATTCACAGAATGGCAACTTTGGGTACATTGGTATTAGACCCAACTAGAACAATGTCACTTATTCCTGCAATCCTGCAAGGATAATAATACTAAAAAGGAGGATTAACACTCCTCCTTTTTCTTTTTTTTAAATACTAAATGGAGAAGTAAATATGGCAAGTAAGAGAGTAGAAGAAGAAGAACTTGACTTAGAAACTATTAATAGTGAAACAACTATAGTACCTCAGATGCCTGAGGAAGTTGAGGAACAACTACCTGTAAGAAGAGGTAGAAATAAAGAGGCAGTTATCAATGAACCAATTAATTGTCTTAGGAATGAAAGAGTTATAGTAAGATATGTACCCAAAGAAAGTGGTATTGTGACTAACCCAAAGCATATTCTGTATGGAGGTATGGCTGAAAATGCAGTTAAGTATTTTACAGTTCCTCAATTAGAATCTGGTAAGTTAGTTAATATTCTTACTGATGATGAGAAAGAATTCCTTGAAGACATAATGGGTCTTGAATTTAATGCTCTTTCAATTTATAAGAAAGAAAATAATTATTGGTCTAATAAACAAGTTAGATTATTGAAACAAGATAATATACTTGATCTATCAGACCCTGAGCAATATATCAAATATAAGATATTATTGGCTAATAAAGATGAGATTGCTCCTTCACTTCAAGCATTACAAGATATGCCTAAGGCTACATACAAGTATGTAATTATCAAAGAAGGTGAAGAAACTTCAAATGCTAGACAGGAAATGTCAGCTACAATGCAAGCTTATATGGAATATGGTAAGTATGAAAAGGATGCAGATACTCTTAGAACTATCATTGAAACTATTGATGGTAGACCATTAGCCCTTAATACTAAGATTGAGTTCTTGCAAACTAAGATTAATAAACTCATTCAGGCTGATGCTAAGTTGTTCTTAAAGGTTATCACAGACCCTCTGTTATCTACTAAGGTACTTATCAAGAGAGCAGTTGAAGGTGGACTTATTGCTAATAGAGGAGGCTTCTTCTATTTAAGAGAAGATAATAGTCCTTTATGCAGTAATAAAGAAGACCCAACCTTTAATATGGCAGCTAAGTTCTTAGCTTCACCTAAGAACCAGACTATTAAGTTCAGCTTGGAAGCTAAACTGAAAGAATAATGAATGTAACAGAATTCTTTGATAGGTTTAATGTCCTATATAATAACATAGATTCTAATGCTGCTCCAGGCTTAAATGGTTATGAGATTAGTGTTTGTTTAACAAAAGGTCAAGAAGAGATTATAAAGAATCACTTTAACCCTCAAGGTAATAAGTACCAAGAGGGTTTCAGTGACTCACCTAAAAGAGATGCAGACTTTAAGAATTTGATTAAGACATCAGCAACTCCTCAACTTATACCACTAGACCCAGTGTATAGGTTAGATAGTAGAAGTGTTGTATTTAAGATTCCTGATGATGCATTCATACTTTTAAATGAGCAGTTTCATACTGATCTTATGAAGTACTCTCCTTTAATGCCTAAATATCTCACACCTGCTGAATTTAATGCTGCATTAAAGAAACCCTTCAAGTATCCTCCAAAAGCTGAAGCTTGGGTGATACAAGGTAATCATACTGAAGTTGGAGGTACAATTGAGGTATTATCAAATCCTCCTGTACAAACAGTAACATTTAGATATATAAAAAGACCTGCTCCTATTATAGTAGAAGACCTTACTCAGTATGGTACATCTATTAATGGAGTTAGTGCAGTTTCTGAATGTGAATTAGATTCAAGCATACATGAAGAAATACTTCAAAGAGCTGTAGAGATAGCTAAGGCTGCTTATACAGGAGATGTAAATACTAGTATTCAAATGGGTCAAAGAAGTGAATAGTTATGAATAGATTTGAGATGAGTAATGAGATGGATGTTCTTCTTAGTGCTTATACACTAGATGTAGCTATTGTACTTGATGAATATGAGAAGTCTGTATATCTAACTAAAGCTCAAGAGGATATTGTATTAGAGATATATAATGGTAGAAACAACCTTGGTATTTCATTTGAATCTAATGAAGAAGCTAGGAGATTTCTAGTTGAAGCAGTTAAAGAGTTTAATAATGAAATAGCTACTCCTGCAAAGGAGGCTAATATTACATTACCTCTTGATGTATGGTTTATAACCTATGAAGAATGTATTCTAAGTGACACTACATTAGGGTGTAAAGATGGTAAGACTGCCTTAATAACTCCTATTAGACAAGATGAGTTATATAAGGTATTAAAGAATCCCTTTAAAGGACCTTCAGATAATAGGGTACTTAGGGTAGATATTAATAATTCTATCAGGCTAATATCTAAATATAACATGAGTAAGTATCATTGCTTCTATCTAAGTAAGCCAACTCCTATCATATTAGTTGATATAGGAGACTTAGAGATTGGTGGATATTCTACTGCTATGGATTGTATGTTAGATGATAGCTTACATAATATGATAGTAGAGAGAGCTGTTAGATTAGCTCTTTCAAGTAAAGCACAATATGCAAGTAAAGAGAATAATCAATAGCTTATTAATAAGCACAATGTTTAATTAAACTTTGAATTAAAAATGGCAACATTTTCAGTAAATCAAGTAAGACATTTATATGTCGCAAAAAGTCTGAAGACTGCAATAGCTCAGTTAACAACTGCTGGTGATATTCTGCCTAAGGCAGATACAGCTAAGACTACTCTGTATTTCCAGTATTATAGCCCAGCTGGTCTTGTTGAATCTAGTGATAAGATTCATATTCCTAATGTGACTTATGCAAAGGCTACTTCTTCTGAAGCTCTGGCTAAGAAGTTAGATAGATACCAAGTAGTTTTGGATGCTAATATCAATGGTGGTGCTCCTGTAGCTGGTCAAGATTATATCTTGAGACTTGCTTTCAGACAGTATGTAGGTTTATCTCCTGAAGACCAATATTGGAAATATGGTATGGTACATGCAGTTAGTGGCATGTCAGCATCAGATTTCTACAAGGCTTTAGCTTTGTCTTTAGGCAAGAACTTAGCAAGAGAAGCTACTCCATTAGTAACAATCTATTTAGTATCAGGTGCTTCTGGTAGTGAAACTTATACTAAGGTAGATATTGATACAGACCCTGCAACTTTAACTGGTACTTATACTGGTATTCAGATTGAACAGGTAGCTCAAGACTGGATTCTTGGTGTAATGCCTCAGGGCTATATTCCTTTTGCAGTTCAACCTACTAATATTACCTTTGAAGGTGATGAAAGAATCTGGGGTACAGTTACTACATTAACTCCTATTAATTCTGTACAGAATGGTCATGATATTGCAGACCTTGAATACTTCACAATGGGTGCTAGAGGTGACTTGTACAGAAATATGGGATGGCCCAATGTTATTCATACTACTTATTTGGTAGACCCAACTCAGAAGTATGATGTATTGGATATCAATTACTACTGGGCTGGTGGTGCAGAAGATGTACAGAAGTCTCCTAGAACACTGACATTAGTAGCTGTAGATGATGGCAGTCACACTGCAATGAATGCTCTCATTGGTGCAATCAATGCTGCAAGTGGTTTGACTATTGCTACTCTGTAAACTGAGTTAACAATTATAAAGAGCATAGATTAAAAACTATGCTCTTTTTTTTTATCACTAATAATTAAGATCATGATACACTTCAATGAACTTCGTATAACCTCTGATGGTAAGTATCTTATTATAGATGCTTCTGTAGATAGTCAGGACTTCTATAATGATATACTATTGGATAGTGTAGTTATAGATACACAAGATACATACATTCTTAATGGTCCTAGTAGTAATCCTGTTTACACTTATACTGTAGGTGATAACTATGATTTAACTTACTCTATACCTGAACAATGTAATTGTAATCCTGTTCTTGAAGAAGAGGATCAATCATATTGCTTTACTTATGGTTCCTATGAAAAGAAGAATGTAAGACTAGTACTACAAGCAGGAGACATGAACCTAAGTACTCTTAATGATACTATGTTCTTTGTGTATGTAATTACTACAGGGGAACCATCAGCTGATGCACCTGAGAGTACTGTTAGCCCTCAAATAATGGGTACTGTAACTAACTTATATCCATACTATCAAAGTATGATGAAGTCAGTTAAAGAGTTAATTAATGAGTGCAAGATACCTAAGAACTTTATTGATTTTTCATTAAGGTTGAAGGCACTTGAGTTATGTATAAGAACTGGTAATTATCCTCAGGCTATTGTCTATTGGAATAAGTTCTTCAAAGGCAAGATGTCTAAACCAGTAGCAACTAATTGTAGCTGTTATGCATGAAATAGATAATGTATCCTATGATGCTATTTACAGATACTTTAATGCTTTATCAAAGTTTGGTTATAAAAGCTATGGTGATGTAGAGAAGTTAATAGCATTACTTACACTAGATGAGATGCTTCATGTATTTAATGAATACATAGATGAAGATGATTTCAGAGCTATAATAAATGCTATCTATTGTTTAAGTGGAACTACTTGTCTTATAAGATATCCAGAATTTGTTAATCATGATAGTCTTACACATAAGACTAAGATAGGATTTACTACTAGAATAACTGAAGATAATGTTATCAGGGATACTGAAGACTATAGACTTAGAATAGAAGTATAACACTTATAGCCAGTAAATAAAACCAGTAAAGACCTTGTGTATGTGAGTTTAATTACTTACCTTTGCACAAGGTCTTAATTGTATAATTAAATATGTAATAATATGACATGGAGAGAAATTATATACATGTGCTCTGATGAATTAAAGCTTTCTAGTGATGATTCCTACTATACTGAGGATCACTTAAAGTTCTTAATCAGTAAGTACAGAAGTTTCATCTTGAAGCAGCGTTACTCGGATTTAAAGAAGTTTATACCTGAGAGTAACTTTAGTACTATATGCCTTGACTTAATGGAAGTACCTGCAATCTCTGGTGAGCCATGTGAGGGTGGAGTGTATCTTAGAACTACAAAGAAGGTTCCTTTTATGATGGGTATTAAGCAACCTAGAGTATATCCAGTAGACTATTATCAAGGTGAGATTACTTATATTTCAAGAGATAGAATGAAATATGTAGGATTTAATAAATACCTTAGTAATATCATATATTGCTCTTTAGCCCCTGATAATTACATCTACTTCAAGTCTAGTAATCCTCAGTACTTATACCTTGAAAAGGTTAGAATAACTGCACTATTCTCTGATGCAGAAGAAACTTTTGGATTACAATGTGATGAAGATGGTCAAATATGTGAGTTACTTGACTCTGACTTTCCTTTGGAATCTGCATTAGTTCCACCATTAGTAGAGCTTGTAGTTAAAGAGTTAAGAGGTCCTGAATATTCTCCTGAAGATAAGGTAAATGATGCTAATGATAATTTGTCTAATGTAAGTACTAAATAATGGAAAGTTATGAAAGTTTTAGAAATAGACTATTAAAGTTAGATAAACCCAGAGTTCATAAGATTAGAGGTTCACTTGGTATTTATGATGGATATAAGTACTATAGAAAGAACAAACCTTCTGACCCTAAATATATATTAACTGAGTCTCAGTACTTTGCTATCACTAGAAGAGTTAATAACTTACTAGCTGATAATCTAATCAAAGGTGAAGAAATTAACTTCCCTCATAGGATGGGTAGATTAGAAATTAGAAAGGCTGCTGGTGAAGTTAGGTTAAATGCTAATGGTGAACTTGTAACTAATCTACCTATTGATTGGGATAGAACACTTAAATTATGGTATGATGATGAAGAGTCTTATAATAATAAGACCTTAGTTAGAGTTGAGGAAAGAGAGATATTTAAAATATACTATAATAGAGGTCAAGCTAACTATAGTAATAAGTCTTTCTTTGAGTTTAGTGTAAATAGAGAGCTAAAGAAAAGACTTAAAGAGAAGATTAAAGAAGGTAAGATTGAAGCTATGTACTTAGATAAAAATAAAAGATACTATGGTAAATAATGTAACATATACAAATATTCGTGAAATCGCCAGCAGGTTGATGCGTCATCCTTTAATGGTTGATTTAACTCTTGAATCTATTATACAGTACACTGTAGATTTCATCGGCAGAATGGGATTGCCTCCTATTTACTATGATAAGGTTGAAACTGTAGAAATTAAGAACTACAGAGCAAAACTTCCATGTGATCTAATAGCTATTAGACAAGTGAAAGATGCTAAGAATAACACTTCTCTTAGAGCTACTACTGATACCTTTCATCTAATACATGATGATAAGAGATTCCTTGAAAGACAAGAAGGAACCTTTAAGGTTCAAGGTAATATCATATATACTTCATTTAAGGAAGGTCATCTAGTTATTGCTTATAGAGCTATTCCAGTAGATGATGAAGGATTGCCTTTAATTCCTGATAACTCAGTATTTCTCAAAGCACTAGAGTTGTTCATTAAGAAAGAATGGTTTACTATTCTATTTGATATGGGTAAAATAGCTCCAGCAGTATTACAGAATGTACAACAGGAATATGCTTGGTCAGCTGGACAATGTAATATGGAATTTACATTACCATCAGTATCTGAAATGGAGGCAATTAGTAACATATTAAATCAAATGATACCAAGAACTAATGAATTTAGAAAAAATTTCAAATCTCTTGGTAGCAAGGAATTTATAAAAGATCAAAGATAATGGCACTAAAGCAATCTCAACACACAATCCAAGGCATGAGTAGGGATACTACTGTTAGTAAGTTTAACCCTAAATATGCCTTTGATGCTTTAAACATAAGAATAACTGCAAGAGATAATAATACTCTTCTTTCAGTTACTAATGAGAAAGGTAATAAAGAAGTGCCTTCTAATCATGAAATAGTAGGTACTTACTTAGGTAGCTGTATTCTTAATAATACTCTTATTGTATTTGCTAAGGATTCTATAGCAGATAGAATATATAAGTTTATCTATGAGGATGGAAAATTTACTTCCTCAGTTCTTTTTATGGGACAGCTTAACCTTGATGTAGAACATCCTGTAGAAACATTAGGTATATATGAGAATGAAGATATACAGAAAGTCTACTGGATAGATGGTATTAATCAGGCTAGAGTATTAAATATAACTAAAGATGTATATATCAATGCAGATGAATTTGACTTTATAGGAACTATACATACTAATGCTACAATTAATGTAGATAAGGTAAATAGTAGTGGTACTTTTAGTCAAGGTGTTATTCAGTATGCATTTAGTTACTATAATAAATATGGTAAGGAAACTAATATATTTAGCACTTCTCCTCTTCTCTATATCTCACATAAAGACAGAGGAGCTTCTCCTGAAGACACTGTAGCCTGTTCATTTAATATACAGCTTAACAATCTTGATACATCTTATGATTATGTAAGAATATACTCTATACATAGAACATCTATAGATGCTACTCCCCAAGTAAAGGTAGTTGCTGATTTAGTTACTACAACTCAGTTATATGTAGATACTGGTACTACTGGAGAAAGTGTGGACCCTACTATTCTTTTATATGTAGGTGGTGAAGAGATAGCTCCTTATACTATGGAACAAAAGGATAATACCTTATTCTTAGGTAACTATACTATTAAAAGAGAGTTAATTTCTACTGACTTACAGTATCAAATTAAGAGGAATGCTAATGTAACATTCTTCAAGAGAACTCTTACTGATGTATCAGATTTAGGAGATATGTACAGAGCTAATTATCAGCTTAACTACAACTCTAATCAGATTAAGGGATTTCAAAAAGGTGAAGTATATAGAGTAGGTATTCAGTTTCAAGATACCAAAGGTAAATGGAGTGAAGTAGTATTTGTAGGAGACTATGAATGTACTGAAAGAAATGAGAGTCACAACTCTCTAAATCAGTTTATACTTTATGCATCTGCAATTAATGTTACAGTCAATGATGTAGCTACTGTACAAGCTATTAAAGACCTAGGATATATTAAGGCTAGAGGAGTAGTATGTTTTCCAGACTTTAATGATAGAAATGTTATTTGTCAAGGTATATTATGTCCTACTGTAGCTAACTATAAAGATAGATTAGATAATAGTCCATTTGCACAGTCATCATGGTTTACAAGACCTTTTATGCCTGATGATTCATGGGTTAATGAATATGGAACTATGGCACATGATTGTAGTAAAGGTGAAGTACCTTACTTCTATCACAATGGTCCTATAGGCTCAGCATCAGTAAATGACTTAACTAGAAGTGAAATACAGACAGCATTAGGTGTAGTTCCTTATATTCCTACAGGCACAGACCCAGGTGAATATACTGATAAAAGTATGTCTGAATTCCTTGTGGACCATAACATAGTTACCATGCATTCACCTGAAGTGGAGTTTAATGATAATCTACAGAATCTAGTTAATGCTGACTATAAGTTAAGAATTATAGGTGCAGTAGCACTTAATAATACACTAAGTGATATTAGTTTAACCACTTCTACACCTTCATTAGCACCTAAAGCTCTTGGATTCTATAAGGGTAAAGTATGTAATACTAGAATGTGGAGTTACTCTGTTACTGGTGAAGGTGGTAGACAAATCTCTTCAGGTTTATTTTGGGCAGACAGTTTAAAATATACTACCTTTACACCCTTAGTATTAGGTCAAAGACTGTGGATGGTTTATCCTTGGCATAGAAATGGTTCACTAATTAATGCTGGTGTTCCTACAGATGGAAATACAAGACCAGCAGCACTTGGTAGAAAGGTTATTAGTAACTTGAAATTCTCTGCTGATAATATATATCTTGATACTCCTTGGACTGATGATTCTGGTGAATATACTGGTATTACTCCAGTTAATTCATGGACTGCTGGGATGGTTAGAATAAAGGCTCCTCTTAATTCAGGATTGCAGGATTTAAACTATTATGCAGATATAGATAAAGTATTACCTTTTAATAGAAGTAATACAGTATCTTCTGATTATGAGAATGGTTATCCTATATATACATCATCAAGTGCTATATCTAATGGTAGTATAGCTCCTATATTCAATGCTGCTAATGATAATGTAATATCTGTAAATATATTAGATTCTTCAATAATTGATATAGAAGATGAAGATAAATATGGTACTGAGCCTGTTAGTATGAAGTATAAATCAAACCCTCATTTAGTGTTTGCATTTAACTACACTGCATCTGGTAAACAGTCTGTTCTTCCTAAGAACAATACTTGTACTTCAATACTACAGAATAGTCCTACTACTAAGCCATTTTGGAATACAAATGCTCCTGCTGGTGATACTGTATATCAAGGTAATATTACTTACACTGATAGTCAAGACAGGGCTATATTATGGTTAGCTGAATTATATAGAGACAATGTAGTTAATAGATTTGGTGGTGATACTCCTGAGGCTATACTTAATAATACATTCTTACCAGCAGGTGATGCTGTATTAATAGGTGATAACATTAATATAAACTGTACAGAAGGAGATACTTATATACAGAGATATGACTGTTTAAGAACCTTTGCTTCAACTAGTGAAGATCAAAACAGCATTGTAGATATAGTATCATTTATGTGTGAGACTAGAATTAATATAGATGGAAGGTATGATAGAAACAGAGGATTAGTTAATAATTTAAATATGAGTCCAACAAACTTCAATCTATTTAATCCTGTATATTCTCAGTCTAATAATTACTTTACTTTCAGAACAATTGATTATGAGAGATACAGTAATAGTTTATTCCCTAATTCATTGACATGGACTAAAGAGAAGACCTTAGGTGAGGATATTGATACGTGGACTAATATTACATTAGCTTCAAATCTTACATTAGATGGTGATAGAGGCAATCTTAACTTACTCAAGAAGATAGGCAATGACATCTTTGCATTTCAAGATAAGGGCATTTCAAGAGTACTGTTTAATAGTACAGTACAGGTTAATACTAATGATGGAATACCTATTGAAATAGCTAATAGTGGTAAAGTTGATGGTAAGAGATATGTAACTCTAACTAATGGATTACAGAATAAATGGGCATCCTATTTAAGTCCTAGTGGTTTATATTTCATAGATAACTTTACTAATGACTTGATGTTGTTTAATGGAGAATCATTAAAGAGTTTATCCTCAGAGAAAGGATATAGAACCTTTATTAATAAGTACAACTCTACTGATATATGGAATGCAAGAGATTTCTCAAACTTTATTATACAGAGAGACAGTACTAATGATGAGATTTATTATATCCATAAGGACTTTGCTCTATGTTATTCAGAATTACTTCAAGAGTTTGTATCATTCTTTAGTTATGATTCAGTTCCTCTTATGTTTAATATGGGTGGCAAGTTCTTTAGTTTAAAGAATGGAATTATCTGGGAACATGAGGCAGGAGACTATAATAGTTTCTATGGTGTAACCAAACCATATTATATTACTGTTATAGATAATAGTGATGAACCTTATGATAAGATATACAACACTCTTGAATTTAGAGCTGATACTTGGGATGGTGACACATTGCTTAACGATGTAACATTTGATACATTAGATGTGTGGAATGAATATCAGCATGGTACTTTAAATCTTACTACTGCATTAGGTCAACCTTCACCTTTAAAGAAGAAGTTTAGAGTGTGGAGAGCTAATATACCAAGAGATAACAGTAACAAGTTGAATAGAATTAGAAATACTTGGGTATATGTTAAATTAGCAATGAATGACCCTAAGACTTATAGAACTGAGTTTCATGATATGATATTACATTACTTTGTATAATATTAGTAAGGCTGGCTAACCTAAGTGTGTAGTCAGCCTTTACTTTTTCACTTAAAGTATTGGTAGTGTCAATAACTTTACTTATATTTGCAACAAATTAATTATGCTATGGCTAAAAGGAAAATTATAAGAAGACGAAATAAACCATATACATTTGCAATAGGAGGTGCATTAGCTAATGCAGGAGCCACTGCTGTTAGTGGACTTATTAATCCATCAGGCAATAGTACTGGTGTAGGTAATGCTATGCAAACTATTGGTAGTGTAGCTTCAAATATTCCTGGAGTAGGAGGACTTATAGGTGCTGGAGTAAATATGTTGGGAGGTGTGGTTAATGCTGCCTTTGGAAGTAAAATCAATGAAGAGTTTGTTGATGATACTGAAGCTTCAGCTAAACAACAATCAGGCTATGTTTCTGGTGCTTCAACTAATGATCAGTTAATTAGTGACTGGTCTAATTTTAATAACTTAGCTAATGTAACTAAATCACAAGTTGGCTCAGATGGATGGTTTAGTAGTAAAGCTAAGAGGGAAACCAGAAGACTAAATAAAGAAATAGACAATGCTAATCTAAGAGCACAGAAATCACTAGTAAATACAGCAGGTAATATAGATACATCTAATGATAGTGCATTACTAGCTAACTATGCTGCTGATGGTGGATTATTACTCACAGGAGATGCTATTGACTATAATTTCATTAATGAACAATTATATAATAAGAGACTAGAAGCTATGAGTAAGAATAAACTAACATCTATGCCTAACTCATTTGAAGTTCCACAGTATGGTATAGATTATTTTGCAGATGGAGGTAACTTATCAAGAGATAAAGATTATGGCTCTAAGAAGAAACCCTATCCTATGGTTCCTTCTAGTGACTTTGCAGGTCCACATAGAAGTTACCCTATTCCAACTAAAGCTAATGCTAGAGATGCACTTAGATTAGCTGGACTTCATGGTAATTCTAGTGTAAGAGCTAAAGTATTGGCTAAATATCCTTCATTAAGAAAGGAAGATGGTGGTATGCTATTTGCTGAAGGTGGAGGTATTCATATTAAGAAAAAGAATAAAGGTAAATTTACTGACTATTGTGGTGGTAAAGTTACTGCTGAATGTATAGCAAGAGGTAAAAGAAGTAATAATCCTACTATAGTAAAGAGAGCTACTTTTGCTGACAATGCAAGAGGTTGGGCTAAAGCTAATGGTGGTTATATGGACTATAATTATGATGAAACCTTTGCACCAACAGGTACTTTATTTCAAGGAGCTTGGGATTCATTAACCACACATCCAGATGCTTTGACTCATGGTGGAGTATTTAGTGATGGGGTTACTGTAGTAGGTGAAGGTGGTTCTCATGAAGAGAATCCTCTAAGTGGAGTACCTATGGGATTAGCTCCTGATGGTCAACCTAATTTAGTTGAAGAAGGTGAAGTTGTATTCAATGACTATGTATTTAGTAATAGATTACATCCTACTGAAAAGATGCTTAAACAGTACAACATCCCACTAAAATATAAAGATCATACCTTTGCTAGTATAGCTGAGAAGTTTAATAAAGAACCTAAAGAAAGACCTAATGATCCTATAGCTAAGAGAGGATTACTTGCTAATATGGGTAAACTAATGCAAGCTCAAGAAGAAGTCAGAGCTAAGAAAGAAGCTAGACAAGGTACTCAATTTGCATTAGGTGGATTTACAAATGCAAATGATGATACTCTGTTATATGGTGACCCATTTACTTATAATGATTTTTTAGGTAGTCAAGGTAGTATATCTAACCCTAATGACAACTCACCTTCAAGTGATGAAGATGGTTTTGGTGCTTCATGGTTAAGATATGCACCTGTTGTAGGTTCTGGTATCAGTGCTTTAGCTAGTTTAAGAGATAAACCTAACTATGCAGGTGCTAATGCTGTAGGCAATGCAGTAGCTAATATGTCTCCTATTACAGCAACTCCAATAGGTAATAAGCTAAGATATACTCCATTAGATAGAGAGTTCTATCTTAATAGACTTGATGCTAGTGCTGGAGCTACTAGAAGAGCTGTTAATAATAATGCAGGAGGTAATAGAGGTACTGCAATGGCAGGTATCTTAGCTGCTGATTATAATTATGGTCAGAACTTAGGCAACTTTGCTAGACAAGCTGAAGAGTATAACCAAGCTCAAAAGGAAAGAGTTGAAGGATTTAATAGACAAACTGATATGTTTAATAGTGAAGCAGGATTAAAAGCTGCTACAGCTACTCAAGGTGTTAAAGAGGCTCAACTTAGAGGTATTATTGAAGAGTACAACATGAGAAATGCTGAAAGAAATAGAGTTAGTGCTAATAGATCAGCTAATCTAACAGGATTCTTTGATAACTTAGGTGAGGTTGGTAGAGAAGAATTTATTCGTAATCAAATTCAAAGTAACCCTGCATACAATTACAATCTTACTAGAAGTGGTAAAGTAAAGTATAAAGGTAATAAGAAGGGAGGTAAGAATGGCTAGTCTAGTAATTGGATCAAAGTTTAGACCATTCTCTTATTCTGAGATGTTAGCCCCAATTGAAGCAGCTACTACTGAACATAGAGCTATTGAAGAGGGTTTAGGTGAGATGTCAGCTAAAGCTGGTATGTGGGATAAATTAGCTAATCAGCAATCAGACCCTATAGCTTATGCTCAATATAAAACTTATGCTGATGATTTAACTAAGCAGGCAGACCTTTTGGCTAGACAAGGTTTAACACCAGAGAGTAGAAGAGGTTTGTTAGATATGAAGAGAAGATACAGTAATGAGATTACTCCTATAGAAGTAGCTGCAACTAAGAGAGAAGAATTAACTAAAGCTCAAAGAGAAGCTATTCAAAAAGACCCTTCATTAATGTTTAATATTGACTATGGAACTGCATCTCTTGATGATTTAATTAATAACCCTAATGCTACTTATAATACTATTAGTGGTTCAGAGTTATCTAAGAGAGCTAGTATGATGGCTTCAAACTTAGCTAAGACTATACAGGAGAATCCTCAGTATCAATCAATACTTGGTGGTCAGTATTTCCAGCAAATGCAACAGTTAGGTTATACTCCTCAACAAGTAATGCAGACTATAATGAATGATCCTAATGCACCTAGTGAATTAAAGCAAGTAGCTGATACTGTGTGGCAAGAAGCTGGCTTAGATACTTGGGATCAAGCTACTCAAACTAGAGCTAGAGACTATATCAATGCTGGTTTATATGATGCTATTGGTACTCAGAAGTTTGATACTCAAGGTAATAGAGCATTTATGAGTCCTGCTGAGTCTGCTAGATTAGAGATGGATAGAGAAAGATTTGAATTAGCTAAAGCTCAAGCAGCTAAAGATAAGACTACAATACCTCTTCAAGATGGTTCAACTATTAGAGTTATTGGTGGAGGTAAAGCACTTAGAATATATCCTGATGGTAGAGTTGAGAACTATGTAGGTAATAGTGGTATTGCAGGTGCTGGTGTAAAAGATGCTGCAAAGAGGGGGGATACTCCAATTATTATAGCTAATACCAGAGGTAAATGGAGAACTGGTGAAGAAGGTAAGGATGTAAAAGGTACTTTATTTGGTATGACTAGAAGTGAAGCTGTATCAGGATGGGGTAATTATACTCTTGATAATGTGAAACCTAGTGATATAGTAACCAATTACAATGAAATACCTAAAGGTGCTTTAGATGAAATGCTGAAGACAGCTAAAGAGAAGAATATAGACCTTGATTACTATGATGTGGTTAGGGTTAAAGCTGATAAGAGTAGAGCTGTTGGTGACTATGACTACGTACTGATGCCTAAGCAAAGTACTTCTCAATTACCTATGGCTACTCCTGTTACACCACAAGTAACAGGTAGTATCAATTTTGATGAAAATATGGGATTATAATATGGAAGGATTAAAAGGATTAAAGGGCTTGACACCTGAGGATAGACAGAATTGGGAGAAGAGTTATTCTTCACAGTTGGAAGGACTTACTCCAGACCAAACAGATAGAATGTATAAGAACTTCAAGTTTAAAGAGAAGTTTGGTGATAGACCAGACTATAATACTTTGAAGAGTTATACTCCTGAGCAAAGAGATAGCTTATATAATGGTGAGTTATTTCAAGCTCCTCAGGAAACTGATGAAGAACAACAGAAGGTTGATAGTATTGGCAAAGCATTTCAACAAGGTCAAGACTATCAAACTCAAGCTAATCAGTTGACTGAGTTATATAACAACTGGCCTGCAAGAGGTAGAAAAGCTCTTGATGAATTTGATAAGATAGCTACTGATGTATCTCCTTATTATAAGAGGTACAAAGGTACTGAATATCTTCCATTCTCTGATGAAGATAAGTATAGACTAGCAGCAGAATACAATGCTGCTAAGTCTGCTTATGGTGAACAAGAAGCTAATAATATACTTAGAAGACAGATGCAGAATACTGCATCAGAAAATCAAAGTGTATTTGAGAAAATATGGAATGGCTTTAAAGGTATGGGTGCTCAAACAGCAGGTGCCTTAATTGGTGCTGCTGGTATGGTTAAAGGTGCTGTTGACTATATAGGTGATGAAAGAAATGAGAATATAGATAATGCAGCCCTTGATTTCATGGACCATGTTATAGACAATGATTGGACTAGATATGGTAATGATGTAATGCAATATGGCTCATTGTTTGATGCTAATATTCAAGAAGCTAAGGATAATGGTGGATTATCTACTATACCTATTATAAGAACTACTAAGGAAGAACAAGGAAGTATTCTTGATAACTTGCTTAGTGTTAATACTATACCTGAATTAGTTAATCAACAAGGTTTTACTATAGCCTCAATGCTAACTGGTGCAGGTCTTTCATCTATATCCAATAAGGCATTTCAAGGATTAAAAGGTGCAGCTCTTGCAGCTAATAGAGCTAATACACTAAATAATCTTGAGAAAGTCAATGGAGTATTAAGAGGGTTACAACAAGCTCAGCAAAAGGCTAATGCCTTTGTTATTCCTGCAATGGTGGGTACTGTTGAAGGTGTTAGTGAGGGTCTTAACACTAAGATACAATTTCTTGATGATGCTAAGCAAATGGTAGCTGAGAATCAGGCTAAAGTAGTAAATGATGAATTTAATAGAAGACTTCAGAATCCTGAAGAACTTAGTAAACAAGGTTATAACCCCCAATCAAAGGAAGACCTTGAGAGATTATATAAGGAAATATATGACTCTTATGCTCCTCAATATGAGGAATCTATAAAGAAAGCTGAAGCTAATGCAGCTAAGGCAGGTGTATATAATATGGGTCTTAACTCCATGATTAATGGAGCACTTAATATGACTCTTAAAGCTGGTCTTCAAACTCCTTCTGTACAAGAAGCTATGAGAAGAAGTAGATTAGGTAGGTTATTTACACCACAAGACTTTAGAGTAGAGGCAGGTAGAGTTATTCCTAATTATGGTAAAGTTAGCAAGGTACTTAATGTATTACAGGAACCTGCTGGTGAATTTACTGAAGAGTATCTTCAAAGTGTATCTGATGCCTTTGCAAGAGGTGGTGCAGAGTATAACTTACAGAACTTCATTGCTAATAAATATAAAGGTGATGGCAAGAATGCAGTAGATGAATCTCTTGCTAATGACTTATTTGCTGCTAGTAGAGCAGCTGGTGATGCTATGACTGATAAAGAGACTATCTTATCAGGTATTTATGGTGCATTAGCCTCAGGTATGGGTACTCCTACTATTAATAATAGAAGAGGCCCTGCTGTTAGAATGGAAGATGAATCTAAACTTGATTATACTTTAAGAAGGTCTCCTATTGTATATAGAAATCCTATCTATGAAGCTATTCAAGAACAAAGAAGTCTTGGTGATGAAAGAGCTACTGCTGCTCAAGTAATGACTGATTGGATACAAGACCCTGCTAATAAAGGTAAGTATGATGGTCTGGTTGGTACATTTAATTGGGCTAAGGCTATGGATGAAGCATCAGGTAAAAATGATGAGTTTGAATATAGAAACAGTGAATTAGGTAAGACTATTAATGATGTTATGATGCTTGAAAAGGTCAGAGGTACTGACTATTATAACTCATTTATGACTGACTTAACTAATGCAGCTAATGCTGAAGATGGTTCTGAATTAGCTCAATCATTAATACAGCAATTTAAGAATGCACCTAATAATAGAGATATTCAACAGGATGATTCACAGATACTTGAGACTATAAAGAAGAACTCTAATAAGCTACTTAATACTATGAGTAGAATAGCTGAAGAGTCTGAGAACATTGATAAGATGTTAGGTAATGCTGCTGATGAAGATACTAAGCAAGCACTAATTTATGGTAAGATGAGTGTAGATTCTTGGAGAGAAAGAGCTACACAGTTAGAGGATGAATTATCTAAAGTCCCCATTAACCCTACCACTTCAAGTAATCTTAGTGAAGCACAGAGAGATGCTCTTATTAGTTATGGTACTCAGGATAAGATAAACAATGCTTATGATGAGTTAACTAAAAAGAAGGATGAACTTAAGAAAGATATAGAGAATATCACTAAAAGAAAGAACCTTGAAGTTAATGAAGAGCCTGCACTTAGAGCTAAGAGAGTAGCACTTAAGACTATAGATAAACAACTCAAGAAACTAGGCAGAGAAAGAGATAATAGTATAGAAGGAACTGTTCTTAGTGAAGCAGACATTATGTCTCTCAATCCAGTGGACAGAGCTACTATACTTAATCCTGAGAATAAGTCTAAGTATAGTGAGGAACAAAGAGCTATTATAGATAATGTAATAAGAGAAGGTACTTTACAATACAGTGATTTCATTGATAAGATTGAAGATGCTGGTAGAATTAATCTAGCTCAACAAGCTTACTTAGCTCAATATAATAGCATACTTAGTGATCCTTCAAGCTTCAATGCTTTTACTAATAGAATTAAACAACAAGTATCTAATGATAATACTAGAAAGAAATATGAATATCTTAATGGTGTAAGTGATTACTCTACCTTTGTTAAGAACTTAGATAAAGCTTATAGAGAATCTGATGTAAGAGAGAGAAGTGTTATCAGAAATATACTCAAGGATAATGATAATTATAACAGGTATATATCAGATAATAAGGCATTAGAAGGTATATTTGACCAACTTGATAGTAATGAAAAGTTTAACTCATTAAGTGAGAATGATAAGAATGTAATCATGACTTCAATGCAATTCTTAACAGACAGAGGTATTAGTCCTACTAATGCATCTATTGATGTATTAGCTGAAACTGATGAATCTGGTAATTCTGAATTGCTTAATTACATAGGTGAGGTTAATGGTAGATTACCTGAGGGTGAACAAATGGCTCCATCTAGTGTAGAAGAGATTGCACAGACTTTAAATGATATACTTGAGGAATATAATAAGAATATTACTGAAGTAGAAACTATTAATAAGCCTGTGGAAGTAGCTCCTACAACTACAGAGGATTCAAAACCTCCTAAACCTGTTGGAGTATTTGCTCAATTAGCAGCTAATCCAGAGATGGGTGCATCTAGAAATCTTGAAGAAGATACTCCTGCTGAACCTACTAAGTCAGTAGGTGTATTTGGTGAGATAGAAAGAACTCCTTCACTGACTAGAACTATAGAACCTGAGGTAGAAAGTCTTACTGATAAGTTTAAAACTAATAGTAATGAGGAAGTAGCTAAGGCTGCTGACATTGGTTTAGGTATTATTAACAATGCATCTGATATTTATAATGATGTTAAGGAGCAGGCTACTCAAATACTTGATGAATTAGGAGATAGTGAATATGAAACTCCTGATAATCTTAGTGAAGCTATAATGGCTAAGGCTAATCAGTTACAAGTACAATCTCAACAAGGTGGTGATAATTCTGATAGAGCTTCTTCATTGTTAAAACAAGTAGCTTCAAAGATAAAAGTTAAGAAAGAAGTTAAACCAGACTCTAAAGAAGAAAGAGCTACAACTCCTAGTACAGTTGATGAAGAAAGAAGGAATAATGGTCTTATAACTACAGCCAGTGTAGATAACTATCCTAACTCTGTAGTAGGTCAGGCTTCTAAGAACTTTAGAATGAATGACTATTTAAGAAAGGGTAATATAACTCCTAAGACTCCTATTATGTTTATTGCAGACCCTGCTATTATTGCAGGTGTTAAGCAAGAGATGGGTGAAGCTTATAATGAGAATGATCATTTACCAATAATGGCAGTTGTTGAAGATAGCAATGGTCCTGTTATAATTGATGATAAGAAGTATCAACCTATTGGTTTTATGCCTAGAACTAGTGCTAATTCACAAGGTGCTGCTAGAGTAGAGCCACTTAGAATGTCAGCTTTAACTCAACAAGATGGTAAGTTGATTAAGGATAAAGATGGTAAGGTTGTTACTACTAATGGTTATGTAAGAGCTAATCCACCTGAGCATACTAAGGCAGGTACTCCTAATACTCTGATACATACTATCATGAGTAATGATATGGATGCCTCTGATAGAGCTAAGATGAATGATGCGAAGCTTTCTATACAAGATAGACAAGCTATTTATAGAAAAGCTAAGGATAAAATCTTACCTAATATTAGAAGAGTAGCACAGGATGCTAAGGGTGAAAGAATACACTTAGCTTACTTTACTCCTAATATGAAAGGTGGAGAATCTGAGTTTGAGTTATATGTAACCACTCCTCAAAACTCCTTATCTAGAACAGGTCAACCTATAGCTCAGGTATTAACTGAAGGTACTCCTGAAGAGATACTAAAGGCTAACAGTAGACTCTATAGATATAGCAAGACACTTGAAGAGTTCTTTAAGAAGAAGCCTTTCAGTGATGATATTAGATTCAAGAGAGAGGGTAACACACTAATTGCAATAGGTGAAGGTGCTACTAAACTAAGTTCATTAGGTGAAAGTTTAACTAAGAAGTTAAGTAACTATCTGACAGTTCCTAAAGGTTATGAGTACACATTCATACCTACAGAAGACAAGCTTGAAGGTAATAGAATGTATCAATTAGTTTTAACTAATGGTGTTAATACTATACCTATGGCTAGAGTAACTAATGGTACAATGACTGATGAAACTAAGGCTAATGCTATTAAGAGTTTAATACTTGATAATGGTAACTTTAGACAAGATGGTAGTCAACCATTTGTTAAATGGCAGGTTAATTACAATGACTTCAATGCTAAAGAAGGTGAATCTGATGATGCTAGAAAAGCTAGATTAGGCAATGCTAGTGATATATTTGATGATAATATACTGGAATCTAGTAGAACCTCATTCAAATATACTATTAGAGGTATTGATATTAATAGTCCTTTTAAACAGGATGGTAGTAGAACTCCAGTACCTACACAAGTAGTTGCTAATCAAGTTAATGCTACACAAGGCAAACCTATTAATACTCCTGTTATTGTAGCTACAGACCAAGTTAAAGTAGGTGATGCTATTGTTGACAGTGAAACTGGTGCTACATTAAAAGGTGAGGTTAAACCTGTATCTAATCCTGCTATAGATAAAGCTAAACAGATAGCTAATAGAATAGTTGAAGATAGTAAGGAGATAAGATTAGCTGATGATAACTCAGGTTATGTAGATAATAATGGAGTTAGATATGCTAGAGTTACTTCTATCATTCAAGCTGATGAACTAGCTGGTGAAAGATTTGACCCTGCTAGTCCTTGGATTATACCTTCAACTAATATAGGAACATCAGTAGATGAGTTTGTAAGAGACTTCTTTGCAGATGAGTTTTTTGATGAGGATGGTAAATTGTTAAATGATTATCATTTTGATTATCCTAATGCATCTCAAAGTCAATGGAGAAAGTTTGCTAATCAATTAATGGGTCTTAAGAACTATATTGATGCTCAAGGTCTTACAATAATTCCTAGAGATGTAACTGTTACTGGTACTGTCAAAGTGACTGACACACAAGGTCAAACACATGATATACCTGTTGCTGGAACTCTTGATTTGCTTGCTTATGATACTCAAGGTAACTTCCATATCTTTGATATGAAGACTAATAGAAGTGGTATTAGTGATGAGAAAAGAAAGAAATATGCTAAACAAGTTTCAATGTATCAGAAGTTCATTGAAGATAAGTATGGTATTAAAGTAGCTTCTCTTAACATTATACCTATTAATGTTAGTTATCCTACTCCTTTAGGATTTGGTAATGGTAAAACTGCATATGAAATAAGTGAAGGTAATCAATTACTTGCTAATGGTGAAGAGTATATGGATTCTAAACCTACTCTTGAAGAAGTAGGTGTAGTACCATTTACTAATGTAAATATTCAATATGATAAACTTACTGATAGTGAGAAACAAATGATTACTGATATGTTACCAGCTGAGGTTGAAGTTAAAAAGGTAGAAATACCTGATGCTGAAACTACAGTTAATAAGAACTTAGGTTTAAAGATGGGTAAAGTTAAAAACAGATTTGCTAAACCAGCTAAGAAAGGACCTATAGTTACTCCTTCAGCTAATAACTGGGAATCAATTAGTGATGAAGTTAGACAAGCTGCAATAACAATGGGATATACTAAAGAGTCTTGGAATAGCATGACTGAAGATGAGAAACAACATCAGAAAGAGTGTCTAAGTTAAGTATAGCTAGTATAAAAAAAAAGAAAGGCTAGGGGGGATTAACCTCTAGCCTTTTTTTTTGCATATATGAACATTGTTATTTGGTAAGATTAGCCCTACCATACTGATAACTCTGTGCTGCTTGATATGGATTCTGCATCATTAAGTAGCTTCTCCAATAAGGAAGCATTCTTTCAACTTTATGTGCCCATTTCAAGTCACCTTTCTCATAAGTACTACCACTTGATTTATACTCTTCTTGAGTAGCAAATAGTGTTACTATATTAATTAGATCAGTTGCTAAACTAAATCCAACAGGAGATATATTAGTTACTACTGGAGCCTCTTTAACAAATCCCCAAGGAGTATTAAAGGCTGCTTGTTCACTGTATAATCTACTAGCTGCATAATATAAGAAACCCATAGCTTGGTCTGGTTCTTCATCATCGTCATCATCAGGCTTAGCACTTAACATCTTAAGTAAAGTCAATGCTACAATAACAGCCATGTCAGCCCAATTTCTTCTCATATTATAATACTGATTAGCTGAGAAACCAGCATTAAGCATCATTTGTTGAGTAGTCTTTGATACTGGAGTAAAGATAGCTCTAGCTGTTAAAGCAAAGCCTCCTTTGTCTGTGAATGTAGATGCAATTACCTTAGCTAATGTTCTCACAGAACCTTCAGTTTCAGTACCTAATGCAACACTATAAGCATTAACACCAAACCTTCTTTGTATCATACCTAATGCATAACCCCTCATAGCTAATAAAGCATTACCATAAACATTCTGTTGTATAGCCACTTTATCTGCATTATTATAGATACCATGCATTCTGTTATTAATTTCTCTGGCTCTATCCATAAACTTAGATTCATCTTCAATACTCCAAGGTTTTAATTCCCCAGTATCTTTATCTAGTACTCTGACACCTTGTTTCATTTGAAGAGTCTTACCTAAATTAGGCTTACTATCATCTATGTTAACTACTTGATAAGCATTGTATAGACTAATAGGATTTCCATTCTCATCAATGAGTTTAGTACCATTGGCTGTAGCAAGAAATGCCATAGTCTGCATATAGTGTTCACCACATTTATATGGTAAGAATAGGTTCTCTCCTACTGGATTTAACTTAACCCACTTAGATTTATTAGTATAGTAATCTCTCTCTTTCTTCTTATTTTCATTAAGAGCATTCATCTGTCTAATGAACAAACTTACCTTATCTTCTTTAACATCATCACCAGCATGTAACCAGTTAGATGGTAAGTTCTTCCAGTAAGTTATATTAGCTCTTTCCCAGTCTTTAACACTAAAGAATTCTCCTGATAAAGCCTCTTTGAATATTTCAAGAGAACCAGTACCTAAGTTAACAGCTCCACCTAATACATTACCACCTAAGAAGAACTTTGATGCTAATCCAGTGAAGAATCCTACTACCTTATTAAGTACTACTTTCTTTCCTATCTTAATTTTAGTAGTATTAATACCATACACCTGTTTATCTAGGAACTTCTGGTATCTTTTAAATGCTCTGGAAGTTTCATCTCTTTCAGACTCTGCCCTTATACCTCCTACAGCTCTTCTCTTCAAGACATCTTTACCAATCTCAAGAGTACCTGCAATACTGGATATGCCTGCATAAGTATGTGCCATCCCAGCATAAGCTAAAGTAGATTGAAATAAATCAGTACTTAACTCTGCACTATCTCTTAACTTATTAATACCATAGATAGGAACTCTGTTTAACTTCTCTTTCTCAAATTCAAGTTGATTAGAGAACATATCTTCCTCTATTGTATTATAGGTTTGATCACTACCAAAGTCTCTGTCTTCACTATCTTCAACAAAGGTATCTGCCATGTTTCTTCTTAGAGTATAACTAATAGCCTTTCCAGTGCCTTCAGTCATTCTTCTATTTCTGATTTTATTCATAGTAGTACCTTTGAACTGTGGCATTCTATAGATATTAGTACTACCATCAGGTAGAAATCCATCTAATTCAGCTTTAAGATTCATGTACTTGCTTAACCATCCAGCTCTTGGAGTACCCTTAATAGTTTTCTCATACTGTTCACTTAAATAAGTATCATTAGGATACCATCTTTGTTCAACTTGATTCCATTGAGAGTGCTGTTTATGCCAAGACTTAACTAATGGTTTAAAGTATTGATCCCATAGTAGACTCTTCTCAAAGTCTGATTTACCTTCAAGGTTAGGATTGTTTGCATAGAAGTCATCTCTACATTCTTTCTTAAACTGTAACCAATCATCTTCATAGTCTCCCCAAACATAAGGTGATACTATGTTACCAGTTAGTTTACCAGTTCTAGGACTTATCTCACAGAAAGCATCTGTATTCTTCTCTCCTATGCTATGTAAATCACCTTCAAGTATCTTTAGTCTATCTTGAGTCTGAATAGTCATATCATCAGCATACTTATTAGCTAACTTCACAGTCCTATCAGCTAATTGACCAATAACATCAGAGTTATTTGACATTGAAGCTAGAATAGATTCATGAATACTAATATCCTTCTCCATATATCTAAGTAAATCTTCAATAGGAATCTTTTCAGCACTAACCCATCTAAGACCTCTTTGACCTTTCTTCCAATCAAATATTACTCTAGCTGCTCTATTTACATAAGTAGAACCCATAGCATCTTCAAGGAACTTAAGATAGAACTCTCTCTGTTTAACTTCAAGAGTATTAAGTAATCTATTATCACCATTAATAGCCTCATTAAGATTTCTTCTAAGAGCCTTGAGTTGAGTTATTGTGCTTTCATTGACATTCTGTAATCTAAGTCTTGAGTCTTCTGTAGTAGTAGCATCCTTTACTATTTTAAGAATAGCTTGTGCATTAGCAACAAAGGTTCCTACTTCTCTTAATAAAGCTGCATTCTCTGGTGTAATACTAGTTACATTAAAGTCTACTTTAGCTAACTTAGCAATCATCTCAGGTACAGTATCAACCATTAAATCCATAGCTTCTGTAATACCATCTACAGCAATTAAGTCTGCAAATAGTGATGGTTGACTACTGGTTCTACCAGCTTCAACTTGACCTGCTAATTGATTGTACTTATTATAAAGAGACTTATCAATAGCTCTCATCTGTGATGTTTGACTTCTCAGTATATTTAAAACAGACTTGAAGGTAGCAACATTAACAGAGTCTCTAGCACTATACAGTGTCTCTTGGGTTTCAAGTGCATTTTCAACAGTGCCCTGGAAACTAGGTGACATAAAGCCTTGTGCAATAGCATCAGCAGTTCTTACTGCCTCTAATTTAGCATTAGCTATTTCATTACCTGTGATGTTATTAAAGACTCTTTTAATCTGACCTACTATTCTATTGACTATGTTCTGCCATGAAGCTCTCTTATCTATCTCGCCATTAATAGCCTTGCCTACTAGATGACCAGCAACTTCTCTTGCAGGATTATCTCTATAAGCAATAGTGTTATATTCATCACCCATTATAACTCTCTGTACATCAGGAGTTAACAATCTCTCAAGTCTTTGAACTAGTGGAGAATTACCTAATGCACCTACAGCAAAGTGGCCAGCTTCTTCAGATAAACTACTATCTATTTGTTCATTATTAGCTACCTTAATTAATTGATAGAGACTATCAGCAGTTTTAGTAGCATTGACAGTACTGTATCTACCATTAATTCTCTCACTATCATCAAGGAAACTATAATCAACACCAGCTCTATTTAAGTAGAACTTAATTCTCTCTTGTAGACTTCTGTTAGCTATGTTATCATTTAACTGAGCTACATTAGTGTTGTTCTTATTGACTACAGTTAATTCAACCTTACCATTATCCTTATTAATAATAGTAGCCATATACTTATCATTGTATGGGCTACTTCTATTAAAGGACTGTAGTTTAGGTACAGCTTCATTGTAATCATATACACCAGCACCAATGTCTTTATTCAAGGTTTGTTTAACCTTCTCATCACTTAGATTCAGCTTAGTTAGCTGCCTAAGAGATTGAAAGGTTATCTCGCCATTACTATCAAACTTAGCTTCATTAGCTACTCTACTTAAGAACTCAGGACTAGTACCTACAGCATAATACTGCTTAGATATCTCTCTGTCATTAGTGTAATGTAGGAGTGACTTAAATAAGTCACTCTCTACAAATTCACCTTTACTATTCTTTACTCTTGGAATTATACTACACTTATCCATATTAACAAATCTTATTACCTTCTTGGTCAGTTACATTATTAGCTTGAGCTTTCAATGACTCAATAGTATCAATTAAATCTTCTACACTAGCCTTATTTAACATCTCAATCACTAATGCCTTATCTAAGGTATTATCAGCTTTTAATGCTAAATCAGTAGCCTGTCTAACTAATTCTTCTGTACTCATACTAGTATCTACAGTATTAACTACTTCAGGTTCAACTGATGTATTACCATCCTCTTGAACTTCAGTATCAGCTATTGTACTTACTGTCATTGAGTTGGAAGAATATTGTAAAGACTTTCCAGATTCACCTAAAGCATCAACCTTATAATAGTTAATACTTCCAGTAGTACTGGCATTAAATACTACATCATTACTATCACACATATATACTATATCATCTATAACAATAACAGGTCTAAAGTAAGATACTCCTTTCTCTTCACTAGGTAATAAGAATGGATTACCTTCTTTACCTAACTTCTTTACATCAAGAGTAAAGCTGCTTACAGCTACTCCATCACTAAAAGCTAAGTTACTTATAAGTCTACCATTTCTTCCTTTAGGATGAAATACTAGTCTGTTATTATCTAAATGATTAAGTAAATACTGTTTAGCAAACTCTTGATTATTAACACCAATCCTACTCTTTTGTACATCATTTAAAAAGTCAACATAAGATTTAGGATTGCCATTATAATCATATCCCACTTGCACAGCTAACTTAACTTCTGTAGGAGCTAAGTTCATAAATGCCATAGGACTATAAGTAAAGCCAAGCTTGTAATAGTTATACAAGAACAGAGATTGTGCCAATTCAGCAGTCTGCTCATTCCTTAATAAGTCTCCCCAACTCTCTTTAATTTCATCCTTTTGATAAGGTGCTAAACCACCTATATCCTGAATATTCATGCTTACTTTACCAGTCTTTTCATCAGTAACAAACTGCATATACTGGAATATAGGCATAGACTTCATTGTAGGATTAGCTTCAAGAATATTGAATAAACCTTCAGGGAATATCTCTGTGAAGTATTCTCTAGCTGTAACCTCTTCACCTGCTGCATTAATAGGCATATTACCATTAAATAAGCTATTCTCTTGCTGACTTAACATAAATACCATTAAGTCACTGTGAATACTATTAATAGTCTCTGCATCAAGCAAACCACTTCTAGTAAATGCAGCTATTCCTTCTCTAGCTTCTTTATAGGCTTTAGTATTATAAGGATAGAATTTATTGATTACTTTCTCAGCCTTTCTATTCATATCATACATAGCCTGTTCATAAGCAAAAGGATTCTCAAGTAAAGATTCCATGTACTCTTGGTCATTCATAGATAATGTTCCTACTTCATTATTCATAGGAGCATTAATATCTTGAGCTACTTTCATCTCAACCTTGAGAGCATCAGCTTTTGTAAATGACTTAACATAAGCAGCTACTTTCATCTGTTGTGCATAAGCATCTCCAAATGTAGAACCTACAGCATTAGATGCAGTAAACTTAGTGTTTCTAACAAACTGAGAAACATCATTACTTGCCTCAAGTATCTTTCTGAATAAGTCAGCTACATGAATCTGTCTTTCAACAAACTCATCATCTCTCATTAGGTCTTTCTTATCCTCATTAGCACTTCTAACAATGTTATATGCCAATTGTTCTCTATCAAGCTCCTCAGGCACAACTTTATTTAACTCCCCATCAACCTCATAAGTATCTAATACATTATCTATCACAGAGTTAATATCAGACATACCATTATTAAAGCTGTATTCACATATATCCTTAATAATAGGCTGATTGAATAACAAACCGATATCCTCAGTAGTAAAACCAAGTCTTGCTAACATTGCACCAGCATCAGCAGTAACAGTATTCAAGTTCAAGAAGTTAAGTACAGGGTCTTTAACAGCATCTACTGATGCAGCTAAGAACTCAGCAACATTCAAACTTGTATCTATCTCACTATTGTGTAATAAGTCTGCATAAGTCTTGCCTGCAAATGAGATAGCTTCTTTCAAATAGAATTCTTCCATCAAAGATGCAAAAGCATGATTAGTATTCTGATTAGCAAATATACCAATCAGCTTACCTGCAACATTATTCTGCTGATTGTAAGTAACAATAGTCATAGGGTCACTAGGGTCATAGTTAGGTTCTGGGTCTTCCAGTTTACCTTCATCTATAGCTCTATTAATACTAGAAAGGTCAACAGTGCTAGAGTTGTGGTCAGCAATTACATTACCAAACATTAACTCCCTCATCATTCTAGCTGCCTTTGAAGCATTACTAAATCCACCAGGGGTATATCTATCACCAAAGGTTTCAACATCACTTAATCTCTGCTGAATTAGATGAATAAGCATGTTGTTTCTACTAGCCTTACTATTCTCTAATGGACTCTTACTA